CTATCGAGCCGTCGCCCACATCATCGCGCTGACGATCGCGCCGATCAGGCCGCCGGCGATCACCGCGTCGCGGATCGCGCCGAGGATCTTGCGCATCATGGCGCGTCGGCCGGCACCGCCAGCCCCTCTATGATCCAGCCTTGCGCGATGGCACGCATTTCGGCTGCTCTGGCAGCGGCGTCGACGAGCTGGCCGTCCTCGGCGCGGGGACGACAAACCAGATCGGCAGGCTCAGCGGATCCGTGAAGGCCTTGGGCAGCCGGATCGGTTCCGGGCAGATCGGCACCGCCGGTGCTACTGCGATCCGGCGCGGGCCGCACGCGGTGAGCATCAGCAGCAGCGCGCACAGCGCGAAAATAGGCAGGCGATTGCGCATCGGACTTCTCCGCGATGGCCTGCGACACGACTGCAGGCGCGTGGTTGGTGGCGATCTGTGCGGTGGTGGCCTGCTTGCTCGCCGTCTTCACATCAGCGCGGAAGGCGTGACAGGCTGCGAGCTCGGCGCGCTGGTGCCAGATAAACAGCGCGAGAACCGCGATCAGCGCCTCGCGCCCGTAGCTGGCAAGGAAGGGCTTGATTCGGTGCCACCACAGATCGCCGAAGAACAGGCGGACGGCGAACCAGGTCATGCCGCGTCCTTCAGGCAAAGTGCGCGCTCGCGCTGGCGCCGAGCGGTAAGGCCCTTCACAGGGCGCAGGACGCCGTTCACGCGCGCCTTGTCCCACGGCAGGAAGGCATCGCAAGCCGCGCGGATCTTGCCCGCGTCGACCAGCTTGCGGGCCGTGGAGCCGCACCAGGCACCGACGCCGATGTTGTAGGCCATGGAGATTGCCGCGGCGCGCACGTTGTCGCGGCGGGGCTTGTCGAGCGCGAGGCCGGGCGTGCAGCGCATGACGCCGGCAGCGTGCTCCACAAGCGCCTGCTCGAGCATCGCGCCGCATTGCACCTCGGTATAGCGCTGACCCATGCGGATGCCCTTGGTGAGGCCGTCGCAGGCCGTGGGGATGCCGGCGATGTCGCGGTAGGCGGCGAGGTACTGCGGGCCGCTGACATGGCGCACCGTGGCGCTGCCATCGTCGGCAAAGCTTACCGTCACTGTCCGGCCGCTTTCCTCGTGCGGGGTGGTGACAAACAGGCTGGCGGCGGTGGCGAGCCCGACAAGCGCGGCGAGGGTGCCTGCCTTCTTGGGCGTGACGCGGCGAGGCTGGGGCGCGGAATCCTTCAGCACGATACGAACTCCCCATTGGTCAGGAACCCATGCCAGTGCTCGCCGATGCGAGCGCCGGACTGGTCCATTTGGTAGATCAGGATCGAGGGGGTGAGTGTGATGCCGTCGCGCTCGCCGTTCCAATGCCAGCGCGGCCGGTTGCTCTCATGCGTGTCGAAGCCGACGCTGAACATGGAACCGCAGCCGCATGGGCAGCCGAACAGGATGCCGGCGGGCAGCTTCTCTGCATCGCCGTAGCGCGTGTAGAAGTGCCAGTGCCCCGGCTCGACGCGGGCTTCTCCGTCGTCGAAGTCCTCGACATAGACGGCCTTGGCGCTGCCGCGCTGGTTGACGGGTGCGACGGTCGTCACTGCCCGTCACCCCTGCGCACGATTCCCGGCTGCGACTTGGTCCGCGAGTAGATCGCGGCAACCGCCACCAGCAGGCCGATCAGAGGCCGCACCGAGTCCGGCAGCGCCTTGATGACCTGCGCGTACTGATCGGGGAATTCAGCCTGCAAACCGCTGATGAAGCCTGCGAAGACAGCAAGCCGGATCGAGGCGAACTGCCACCAGTGCTTCGCCCACACGAAAGCGGCCACCGCCGCGAGGCGAAGGCGGGTCAGGATATCCATGTCTGCTTCCTTCAGTTGTCGGGGTGTTCGGGAGGATCGGCCGGGAAGGCTCTCTTCAGCACGGTTTTCGCATCGTGCAGCGCCGGATGGTCAGGGTGGCTCCCCTCGACAATCGGGATCAGGGCCATGACCACTTGCGCAATGGCCATGGCGCGGTTGTCCGCCTGGGTGACGCGCGCCTCGAGGTCGCGAATCCGCTTGTCCTGCCGCGCGCCGGCGAGGCCGAGGAGCCAGCGGAAGAAGGCGAATGCCGCTACGAGCACGGCAACGAAGCTGCCAACGATTTCGTGACTTTCGAGTGCGACCAAATGACCAAGCGGATTTTCAGTTGCCATGCTTTGAATTCCTAACCGATAGGTCAGATCGCGAAGGCGTATCCCTGCGCCGCCAAAAACGCCTTGATCGTCGCGTAGATCGTATCGATCTCGCCGGCCGTCATGACCCGGTTGTAAAACGCCTCGGTGCAAATGCTGATGCCACCCGCCGCGCTGGTGTTCGGCGTCCGCCTGCCAAGCAGGAACTGCTTGCTGGAAGTCGCCACACTCGCCGGTGAAGGGGTGGCCGTCGCTGTCAGCATCGCCGAAGCCGAGTTTCGGCGATAGGATTTGACCTGCGTGGCACTGAAGGAAACGGCGTAGAATTCCCAGAGGTTGAGAGCGCCAGTGATCTGGGGATTTGCGCTGCCAGTCGGGCCATCGGCGTCGTACATGTGCGGGCTGAAAGTTCCGCTGCTGGAGAGCCAAGCCCGAAAGCCCGCAAGGTCGCTGATATGCTCTGCCGAAAACAGTGTGCCGTCCGTGCCGTTGGCCTTCGCTACGCCGCAGAACGTCCATTCATTTGGCGTGCCCGCTGCAACCAGTTCGGTGTCCGTAAACGGCGTCGTATAGTAGTTGTTGGCATCGGGCGTAGCAAAGCCTGCCCCAAGGGTCGGCGCACCTGTCTGGGTGCGCTTTCGTCCGTGGAAGCTGTAGTCGTGATGCGCGCTGTCGGCATTCTTCTGCCCGTTGCCGAACATGTACGCGGCATAGAGCGAATTGCCGCCGATATTGGGCCAGCTCTGCCCATAGAAGAGCGCGCCTGCAGGTGCCGTCACTCCCTTGAGTGTCTGAATGAGAGCCATGAAGTTATCCTACGGTGATGCGGTGGATGGGTGCCCAGTTGAAGAGCGGCTTGTTGATCCCGGAGGGATCGAAGACGGCGGCGTCGCTGTCACGAAGGCACCCGCGAGAGCCGGTGACCCGGCCCGCAGAGACGCCGGTAGCGCCGCCCTTGTGTGCGTAGTCCACCCGGATCACGCCTGCCGGGATGTCTGAGCTGGCAGTCAACAGCACCGTTCGCCCGCCAAGGCCGATGATCGAAACGGCCGACAACGGGACTTCGGTTGCTCCGGAATAGAGGTTGAACCCCCTCTGGCCCGGGTCGCTGACATTCGCGGTGTCCAGCACCAGACGGCCAACCGGCACGTCATACTCGACGGCAACAGTCCGCGGCCCATCCTGCCAGGCGCGCAGCGGATTGATCCACTTGTGCCTTACACCGCGCGCGGCTCGCTGCAGCGCTCGGCCACACATGGCTGCAGCCCACTTGACTTCGGTCGCGTTGAGCAGGTGCGAGCCGATCGAGTTGGCGCCATAGTTGTACTGGTACATGGGGCCCGCGAGGATGTAGTTCGGGTCCGAGTTGCACATGGCCAGCACCTGCCGTGCGATGGCCGGATCGGTGATCCCGTAGTATTCGTGGCTGGCCACTTGGGTCATGATGACCCGGACCTTGGTTTTGCGGCCGAACTTGGTCTGGCAATAGGTCTCGAAAGGCAGTCGAATTCCCGTCTCGATCTGGGAATACCACAAGGCCGGAGACGTGTTGCCAACCGTGTCGGCCTCGCCCTGGCAATAGACGATATGGACGACATCGGGCACCTTGCCGCCGGCGCGCGCCAACGTGTCGATCGCGTCGATCATGTATTGCAAGCGCGGGAAATAGGCGCCGCCGCTGGAAAGCTCGGCTGCGCTCTTGCCGCCTTCTGCCGGGACCGAAAGGATCAGGTTTACGCCATCAGCGGTGAAGGCATAGCCTGCTTCACTGGCGAAAAACTGCGAGAAGCTTTCACCGACGCCGCGACCAGCGCTTTCCACCCCTGCCTCAACCGCGTTCGTCAGCGACGCCAGATTGGCCGAGTTCGAGTAGTCCAGTCCGGACATGCCGCCGTTGAACATCAGCAGACCTCCGCCCGAAAACGCGCTCGTGCTGATGGCGGTCGTATCGAAACCGCGGAAGACCGACTGGCCGTAGATCGCAGCCGCAAGATAGTTCCCTGCGGGCATGTAGGGCGTCACATCGGCGGTGCTTGGGGCCTTTGCCTTCCATTTGCCGGTGGCGGCATCAAACGAAAGCGTGTCGCCATCAACCGGCGCGGCTGCACTGACGTCCGGAATTGCTCCCAAAGTCAGGATAGGCTTGCCCGAGCTGGCCCAATAGGAACCGGTACTGTCAGCAATGAACGCGTCGATCAGGAAGCCTGCGCTGTCGACAAGTGCGTAGGCGAAGGCATCGGTCTCGATCGTAGAGTGGCTGATCAGGTCAAGCAGATAAGTCTGGTTGGGCGATTGGCGCAGGAAGTCGTTGCCGAGCAGCTCGATCAGGAAGCCATCCTTGTCGACCTGCGCCATCGCGAAGGCATCAGTCTGGATCTCGGAAATGATGCTGGTCACCGAGGTTATGGCGGCGTCGACACCTGCCTTCAGATATTCGGAGTACTGGACGCCCGCCATCAGGTAGGGACTGAGCGACCCGGCACTGTTGATCCAGCCGATGCGCTGAGCGCCATCGGTGGACGGCGACATGAAGAGCCGGTTGACCGGGATAGTTCCCACAACCGCCACAGGCGTTGTCGCGCCGGTCAGGCCGGGGATCGTCGGCATGACAAGCGTCGGCGCTGTGTTGCTGGTCGAGATGCCTGGTGTATCGATACGGGGGACGGCCTTGCCATCCGAGCCGACGAACACCGACCACGTGAACCCGTCAAAGCCACCGGTGGTGCCGCCGACGTAGGTCCCGGGCGTGCCGCCCGAGCCACCGCCGCCGGTGATCTGGAGGACCTCATAGGGCAGTGCCGAGGGATAGGTCTTCAGGAACGATGCGCGCGAGCCGAGATCGGAAATCGAGATGGAGGTGGCGTCAAGCGCTGCCTTGACCGTCCCGCTACCGTAGCCGATCGCAGTAGCGCCGGTGCTCGACATGAGCATATTGAAGAATGCCTGAACCGAGCCGCCGCCAGCCGCACCGATGATACCGGCGCCATTCGTACCCATCAGTTTTGCGAGAAACTGCTCTACCGTATCGCCGGTGGACAGGCCGACCAGCGAACCGCCCTGTCCGGATGCAGTGGCAGCCAGCGAGGCGATCGGAACGTAGTTCGCGAGCGCGGCGTTGAGGTCGGCGGCAGTAAGCACCTTGCCGGGGGTAAAGGTCATGTCTGGCGCATCCTGGCAAAGAAAAACCCCGCCGAAGCGGGGTTCTGGAACTGGGTAGGGTCAGGCGGCGGCTGATCAGCCCCAATCGGGCTGAGGTGTCTCAGGCCATTTCGGCGACTTTACCGGGTTGCGAAAAATTGCGCGCAACGCTGCTCGATAGTCCGTGAATGCAGATGCGTTCTTCAGCGCGCCCGCGACATCGGCAGCCTGCGTGTAGTCCGTCGCTGCGAGCAAGCTCCGCGCCGTTTCCTTGCACCGCGTGATCAGTTCGGCGTCGGAGGGCAAAGGAGGATCGGCGAGCACAGGCATGCCATCCTTGCCAGCCAGGATCTGCTGACCAGTGGCCTGTCCGGCCATGAGATCCTCATATGCGTTGTCGTCGATCTCGACAGCATCATCCGGGATGAAGCCAGCATTGGCATCCAAGGTGTAGAACCCGCGCGTCGATGGAGAGAAATACCGCATTTGGGGAGCCTCAGTAGCCGATGGAGAAGAGGGTGCAGGTCGCCGAAGAGGCCAACGTGCTGCGCACCGTCGCGCCGCTTGCCGTGGTGCCGGAGACGAAGACGGAGACGTCGTTCGAGGCATCATCGCCGTTGATCCAGGCCACCGACGCGTTGTTGAACGCGCTGGGATAGCTGAACGACTGGGTCGTCGTGGTCGTCACGGTGATTGTCTGCCATTGGATCTTGAAGCCGTTGGACCACTGGATGTAGCCCGCCGAGGCAGAGAACGAAGAAGCAGTGATAACCGGCGCGGCGGACGTCTGAAGCTGGAAGTTCGTGCCGTCGTAGATCATGCTGTAGATGCGGCCCGCGACCAGCTGGCCGGCAACCAGCACGGCGCCATTGAATTGCACGGTCTTCGCGCCAAGCCCGTTGACGTTGATCGTCGTCGCACCGGTGTTCGTGGCGTTCATCAGGACCTCGACCACGAGGCCGACCGAATACGCAGCTGGTGCAGGGGTCAACGTAACCGTGATGGCATTGGCACTGCCGCTGTCGGCTGCGTAGTTGTAGCCGCCAGACTGCACCGCTCTGGCAACACCCTGTGCGGTCGCAGCCTTCGCGGTATCGGTGCCGGCCGCCACATCACTATTGGCGGCCAGCAACACGATGCCGGCTTGGGACGTGCTCGCTGGAACGTCGACACCTACGCTCAGCAATTCCCACTGCGTGCCGTCGTACATCAGCAGGTAGATCTGGCCCGCGACCATCTGGCCCGCTTTGACCGCGTTGCCCTCGGAAAGGACGGCCTTCACACCAAGGCCCGCATAGTTGAAGGTCACCGCGCCGGTGTTCGTGTTGGCGATCTGGATTGCGACCTGCATGCCTGCCGCAAGCGCGGTTGGCGCCGGCGAACTGGTGCCGATCAGCGTGTTGACCGAACCGGTGTCGGCAATGAAGTTGCCGCCTGATGCCGCGGCTCGCACCGCCAGCGCGAGGTTGGCGACGAAGGCGCTGAGGTTGCCGTCATCGGGAATGTTGGTGTTCAGCGCGTTCGCCATCCACGTTGCGACGCCGGCGGCAACGAAGCTCGCTTGCCGGAACACCTTGTTGAACTTGGCAGAAGACGCAATGCCCGAGGAGAAGCCGTTGCTGAGGGCAGAGTCGGCCGCATAGACCGATTGCGAAACGACGTTTGCGCCTGCCCCCGTGGCAAAGGGCAGGAAATCCGTGCTTGCGGGCATGAGTTACTCCGATGTCAGGTGAACTGGCCGAAGGCACCGAAATCGAGGCCGTCGACGTACTCGGTTTCGATATCGAGGCCGAAGAAGGGTGCGGCGGGAATGGTCGGAATGACGTAGGACGCTTCCACGCCAGCCGGCCGCAGATCCAGGACCCCAGCCGCGAACAGTTGAGTGAACACCGGATCGACCAGCGCACCATGCAGCGCGAGGACCATGGTCATGTCGCCATTGTCCTGGATCAGGATCTGATAACCCTGCGGCCCGAGCAGCGTCTGCCATGCGGTGTAGGCGCCGGAGATCGAGCCATCCCAATGGTTGGCGACGATCGTGGCCTTGAGAAGCGTCAGGTAGACGTCATCCGGAAGAGCGATGAGACCGGTCAAGGGCTCGCCGGGACTCCAAATGACCCCCTGCTCAAACCCAAGCCCGCTGATGTCGAAGCTGAAATAGACCCCGTCCAGCGCACTTGAGACGAACCGGCTTGCGCCGATCCACTCGCCGAGGATGTCCAGTTGCTGCCCCTGCGCAAGGTCCAGATCGAATGCCGCGTTCAGACCGTTCAAGGTCGCAAGCGTATCGGCAATCGGCTGCACCGATGCCGCGACCGTTGCCATGAAATTCGGCTTGTCGGCATGCTTTGAGGTGATCAGCCCGGTGTAGGGCGTGACGTCGCCCGCCATCAGATCAGCGCCAGACTGATGTCCGCCAGCGCCTGCTGCGGGGCCTGGTTGAACGCCATCGGAAGGTCAGCCGCCGCCGGTGAGTCGGGGTAGACCGCCATGGTGAGCGCTGTCAGGTTGAAGGTGGTCGGAGCGCCGCTGCCTTGGATCGCAGCAGCAATCACTTGCGTGAGGAACACGCTTTCACCGACTGCCAGCGAGTTGATGTAGGCGTTGATCGCCGCGATGATGTTGTTGCCGGTCTGCACAGTGTAGCCTGCAAGCGGCTTCAGCGTGACGTTGACCACGATGCGGCGGTAAGTCGGCCGGTCGAAGCGGACCGTCGACGGTATGCCGAACTCGTCGGTCACGGTCTGGATCACGCTGCCGTAGGTCGCGACGCCGATCTTGCCGTTCGCAATCGCCGTCGCGATCGCCGTGGTATCGCCTCCTTCGACCACCAGCCAGATCGTGTTGGCCGGCACGCCTTCGCTATCGGTCGTCCCCGTGTCGTTCTCATGCGCTTCTGCCCGCGAGACGCCGGGAAGATTGCGGACAGCAGCGAGGATGGCTGAAAGCGGCGTACGGGCCGGCAGGTTGGTCGACCGGGCCTGACGCTGGCGCAGGGTCGCGTCCTTCTCAACCGGCGCGCCCGGCGAGGCGGCGGACGTGTTTGTCGCAGAAATCCAGCCGCGCGTCGGGTTGAGGATTTTCGTGATTGTCCCGATAGCTGCGGAAATGGCCCCAAGCTGCGCAGCAGTCGCTGTGACGGTGATCGAGCTGCTTTCCGGAATGGTGACTGTGGTCGGCAGGTTCCAGACGTTGCCGCTGCTATCCTGCACCTGTCCATTCGTGATGACGGTCCCTGCCGTGCCGGTGATCAGAACCTGCGCAGTGGAGTTCGACGGCGTCTCGCGGCGAAGGCCATTGATCTTCACGACGGAGGACAGGCCGACGCCTTGTGCGGTGCTGGGCGAAAAGCTGTTGTAGACCGCGATCGCCCCGGCATTCACATCGGCAATTGCCTGCGCGATGGCCGCAATCCACTGACCGTCTTGCGTATCGGGAGTGAGGACAGCATCGGCGCCGTAGATCTGCTGATAGGTCGCCTGAAGCGACAGCAGGGTATCGTCGAAAGAGGGCGCAGTGATCCCGGCCGGGCCCACCTGGGCGCCCAGCGTTGGAAGCGGATAGGTTGTCACGTCTGCGGTAGCCCTTATCCGAGAACCGATTCATCGAGCACGAAAGTGAAGTCGAGCAACGCGAGGGACGGTGAGGTGCCGACCGGGAACCCGGTAACGGGTGCAACCGGCTGCAGCCCCCGGCCAAATGCCGCGCTAAGTACGAGCGACTGTGCGCTGTATGCTGTCAGTACCGTCGCGTTCACCGCCAGCGCGCGATTGGTCAGGTCGCTGGAATAGGCGGTGATTTGCGTGACCCCCGGCGTGCCGAGAATGACGCGGCGGATCTCGGCGTCGTACCCCGCCTTGGGCTGACGGCCGAGTATCTTGCCGCCCCAATCGGTGCCCTCAGTCGTGTCGAGGAACCACTCACCCTTGATCAGGCCAAGCCGGGTATTGATGCACTGCGCGACCGCCGCTGCAGAATTGATGAGGAAGTTGGCGGCGCTGAGGCCGAAAGTCATGTCGCCGTTGGCGTCGAGCGCGCGAACTCTCATTGCGGGCCTCCGCTGATTCCTGATCCGGCTTGGACGTCGCTGTGCTTGTGCTCGTCGAAGTGGATGCCGTTGATGTAGACGCCGCCCGGCGCCACCATGTTGATGCGCTGCGCCTGCGGATCGAGCTCGAGAATTGTAGCGCCGTCGGTGCTGCGCAGCTGTGCCTTGCTGGTCGAGACGCCGGCCGGCACACGCGGCTGCGACCAGATGCCGGGGATGACGAAGCCATCCGACAAGTCGTGCATGCGGTAGACCATTGGGGGCTGGATGCCGCCATTCTGCCACCAGGCATCGATGCAGCGCGAGGCAAAGATGATGAGGCATTCGTCGTCCGCTGCAATCGGCATGGTCAGCGTGACGCCGCCGCCAGAGGGAAACTGCACGGGACAGTCGACCAGAAGCGGCAGGTTCACGTTCGTCGCCTTGCCGGTCTTCGGATCGGACAGCGTGCCTTGGATCGAGGGCTGGACTTCGCAGGTCATCGCGGCGGGATCAAAGGACTGGATAATGCCGGGCAGGGCGGTGTACATTTGCGCTTGTCGCTCGCGCGTTGCCATCGCGATAGCTGTTGTCGGGTCGCCGAGGCGTTGCCGCTGGTCCATCAGAACAGGTACCTTTGGAAGATGCCGCTCAGGCCGCGCGTGGTCGGATCAAGCGAAAGGCAAATGATGTCGCTGTACCAATCGGCGCCTCGTGTGTTGCCGAAGTGCTCGATCACGTACATTCGATATAGTCCGTCGGCGTCAGGGCGCGGCAAGTTCGTGTTCTGCACTTGCTGCTGATAAGCGGTCGTGAACGTAGCTGCCTGAACCGATGCATTGTCCAGCTTGATGGTGTCTCCGAGGGTCAGGTTCGGGTTTAACAAGCACCGCACTCGGATGCCGTCTTGCGTCTGCTCTGGCCAGCCGATCATGCCGGTTGCGCCGTTGATCACTGTCGCCTCGCCTGCCCTCGGGCTGTCTACCGCCACAAGATCAATGCCGTCGTTCGAGTAGAACCAAATCGCACCCATCTTCGTTGCCGCATCGGTCAGAGCGCGCCGAGCCATTCCATATTGAACTGTGCCGCGCGGAAGCTGCGGCGGGGTTGTGGTGGTGTAGACGTTGAGCTTGCGGCCCATGGCGGCAGCGGCGGCCTTCGCCACGTCAAGCACGGTTGCCCCCCTGGCGAGCGTTACGCTGATGGGCTGCTGATGCGAAGAATAACCTTCAGCTGCAATAAGATCGACGTAGGAGTCGACGGCGTTTTCACGCCCCGCCTTGGCTTGGATGATCTCCCCGCTGAATATGACGCCGTAGGCGCCCCTCTGATACCCAGCGCTAAGCTCGACGCGCGTGTACTCCCGGATGCGCTGAAATGTCTGATCCGAGAGGTTGTAGACCCTGATCGATGCAGTTTGTGGAACGCCAACTTCCGCCTGCTTGATCCGGAACGAGAAGTGCAGGGCTGAGACATCGATGGCGGTCGAACTGTCTCCGATGAGCAGTCCGGCCTTGCGGATGAACTGGTTGGCCATGGTCAGGCGGTCACGAAGACGAGATGGGTATCGGTACCTAGATCGGTGAACGTTGGCGCATCATCGCCGCCGGAACTGTTCATTACGAGCAGCGAACCGCCAATGCCCAGATAGGCGTACTGCCCAAGGAGGTCCGTTCCCGTGACGAGCGCGATGCCGCTCACGATCGGCGCGCCGGTGGCGTCGGCGATATCGAGGATCCACCCGCCTTGGGCATTGTTTCGCCACTGCACGGTCATCTGATACGCGATACCAAGCAGCTGGACCGAGAACGTCTGCGGCTCAGCGGTGAGGGGGATTTCGAAAGCTGCCACAAGCGCCTCAAGCGTACGTCGGGATGGGGCCGGAGTAGCTGACGGCCGACTTCACCCCTTTCTGTGTGACCCCGCCTGATGCTGCGGGATCAGCCCTTCTTGCTGTCGCTGGCATGGTCGTCTGAAACGTGTCCACGAGCAGAACCTCCTGAAGCTGCGCGGTGATCATCAGGATGTTTTCCGAGGACTGATCGGTTTGTGTCCGGATCGACCGGATCAGCATGTTGTCGTAAGCGCGCTTGCCGGTCTGGACTGAGATCAGCTCGGCGCTGCGTTGAAGCTGAATAAGCTTGTCGTAGAGATCGCGCAGTGGCTTGGCGCCGTCCTCGATGCCGGTCTGTTGGTCCTGTGTCGCGGCGATGGTGGCGACGATCCCCGCCAGTGCCTGAGAGGCTTCAGGGCTGAACTGGTCAATGACGGGCGCGATCTGACCATAAAGGTCATTGAGGTTCTGCGTGGACGACTGCGAGGTCAGCGCATTGCCCAGCGCGATGGTGTTGTAGGCGGTCGACAGCGTCCCCACGGCGTTCGGACCGCCGACAGCAGCGACTACCGGCAGGATCTGATTGTAGGCGTCCGTGAGCTTCTGGAAGTTGGACCTCGGCTTGGTGTCCGCTGTCGAGGGGTTTGCTTGTTCGTAGGCGCCAGCCGCCGACCAACCCGCCTCGATGGTGAGAAGCGCTGGCATTCTGAAAGCGTGGTCTGTGATTGGAGCCCCTCGCTCGACCGGGTGTGTCGTGATGGTCAGGTCGTCAACATGTTGCTCTCGAACCGTCACCTCGGCAATGAAGCCGCCGAAAACGCGGAGGATGCCGGTGTTCGAACTCACTGCACCGTCACTCCAAAGTTCGCTACCAGCCGCTGGTTGACCGAATCCTGTATCGACGCAATTTCATTTGCGATCGCCTTCGGGTCGTGGTTGCTCGCAATCGAGTAGTTGTTGGTTTGGTTGACGGTTGCCGATCGGCCGGAGCCGGTCACGCCAAGCCCGCGGAAACCTTCGTGCTGTGCCATCGCTGCGGCCACCCGCTGAAGGTCAGTCATCTGCAGCTGGTCGAACCTGCCGATGCCGGTCAGTTGCTCAACATGGGCGACATAGGCGCCGACGTTGTTCTCGCTCGGCGGCGCCCACTTTGAAATGATCTCAGCAATCGTGTCGCGACCGCGAGCCATGTAGCTCTTGAGAAGCCTTTCCATGGCGTTGAGGCCGCTGGCAACATCGTCGAAGATCGCGAAGCGCCCGTCACTGCCTGCATAACCAGGCTGACTACGGGCAAACGAGCCGTCCATGATGTTGCCCGGGTTGTTGTTTCGCTCCGCGCGCGTTCCGCCGCCACGACGCCGAGTACCACCGCTCCTGCGCGTGTTGTCGTTGGCGCTACCGCGCATCCAATCTGGCATGAGGTTATTGGGATCGCCGACCGGGTCCATACCCCGGTTCACAGGCTTGGCGATGGCCGAATAGTTTCCGGCGAGGCGGTCCTTCTTCTCTTGCTCGGTCTCGTTGTAGAACCAGAACAAGCCCGGAATGCCCCAGCCGTTCTCATAGCCCTGCTTGGCCGGTTCGCCCGGCTTGCTCGGCGATTTTGACAGCCAGCCCTCATACGCGACCGTCGCGGCACCGATGGCGGCAGCCGCTGCGATGAAGGGTGAGGACAATGCCGCTGCTGCGACAGCAATGGCCCCGAGCGCTGCGACCACCTCCGGCGTCGAAATCTTGGCGTGGTCGAGATTTTCCAGGAACTCGATGAACCGGCCAAGGAACTGGTTGATGGCTGGTAGCGCCTTGATCAGAAACACCTGCACAAGAAGCTCAAGTTCGGCCTTGAGTTCGCGAAGCTTCGTCTGCGCACTGTTTGCCCCCTCAGCTGTATCGTTGAGATCGACACCGAAGCGCCTTCCGAGGCGCGTAGCCATGCCTCGATACCACTTCTCAAACTCCCCGGTGTCACGCTTCATGGCCTGCAACGTCAGCGGGTCAACGCCGATGACGGTGGCGATGCTCTTGGCCTGCCAGTACGGCATGCGCTTGAAGGTTTCCGCCAAGTCCTGCAATGACTTCTCGGCGTTGCCGATGTGCTCGGGCAAGACGCCCCACTGCACGAGGAAATCTGTGGCGCCGGGCGACGAACGGGTGAACTCGGCGATGCTTTCGAGCGCGTTGGCGGCACCTTGCGACGAGCCGCCCAGCTGCGTCATCGCATACGAAAATGCCTTGATGTCGATGGCGGACGAGCCGAGCCGTTGGGTCTTCCAGTAGAGTTGGTCGAAGTCCGCCGCCATCTTGACGACGGATTCGGCAACAGCTTTTGCTGTGTCGTAGAGCGCTTCGCCGAGGGCCACCGCCTTCGCGGTGGCAAAGTCGATGCCATCAGTGAACGCTTTCTGGCCTTTCGGATCAACCTTGAAGCCGAGGCCGACCAGAAATTCCTTGATCACATTGTCGGCCATTGTGCTTTCCCAGAAATGGAATGGGCGGCCCAGTCGGATGTTCCGACTAGACCTGAGGTAATTCGCTGCCTCATCGAGGCTGGACTCTCCTCCGAAGCGAAGTAGCCTTCGTCCCAACAGAATCGGGGGGCGGTATGCGCAGACTTGTTGCTGTACTTCTCGCTTTGGCACCCGCCGCTGCGCTCGCTCAGTCCATGATACCTATCCGGCTTGTCGCCGGGGTGAATGTTGTCCGCGATGCGCTAGGTCCCGGCCAGCACGCGACGATCAACTTGGCGTGGCGTGAGAACGGCAACGCGTGGGGCTATGATATCTACTCTGTCTCAGTTCGTGGCTCCATTGCCACCATCGACGGGCGCGATGTGATCACAGATCAGCCACATGTTGGCGAAGATATGATCAAGTCGGTCCGCTTTGCCCGAGCGAGCTTCAAGGGAAGGCCAGCGATCATGTTGCTTCAAGCCGAGCGGCATATCGACGCGTCTACCTATGATCCGGCGCGGACGACGATCAGTGCTTACGTCCTTCAGCGCAACACAGGCGGCCTTGGAACAACCTATGAGTTTGTTCCGATCCGGCGATATCTGGCCAGACGCCTCTACTGCAATGCAGAAATGGCCTTGAAGATTGAAGAAGGCCTAGACCTTCCGAGATCATATTCAGGACCAATGACCAGCACCGGATGTTAGGCAGAATCGGGGCCAAAATGTCGTGCTTGCGCAACCTCGCGATCGTCGTCGCTGGCATCATCTTTGTCGGCGCTCTTGCAGACACATCGCTGAACTCAACATCTGATCGTACTGCGCCACTACCATCGGATGGCGTTAGCGACGTGTCGGCCTTTCCATCTCCCAGTCCAACACCTACTTCGGCCATCGTCGTCCCTGATCGAGAGCCGACTGAAAAAGAGCTTAGTAACATAAGAGACGCCAACACCGTGCGCCTCCATCTCAAAGCATTCAATCAGTGTACAGATCGGGCTATATTTCGTGGAGCGGAATACACCTTTGCGCTGTGTGCTCATATTGTTAAAGAAGCGGAGTTTTACTCCAATAGGGCTGGCCTCGGATACAATCCTACCGATGCCGACATAATGCAGGCGATAGAGCGAAAAATCTCTGAGCGGTACGGGGACGAAGTGCTTGGCGATGATGGTCAAAGTTCATCTGGTTTTGGAGTGACCGTCAAATAGCCTAACGCCGCCGCGCCGCTTCCTCCATCCGCCGCTGGTTCTCGTCCCGCACCGCCAAAGCGTCGTTCATCCGCGCGATATCGACGAGCCCGACCGTCCCATCGATCAGCGACTCATACTTGCAGCACCCTTCGAGCACCGGGCGCATCAACCAATCCTCCCCGTCCGGCATCGAGACCGGCTCGAAACTCAGCTCCCCGCCGGGAGCGAACCCGAGCGGAGGCCGGTAAAAAAATCGGAGAGGTTGCTCTGCAACGTGGCCCAAGTGAGGCGCAGCATATCCGGCATCGCAATGTCAGCGAACATCAGCTGGTTGTGGCGATAGACCGAAGCCCACCCGGCATCGCCTTCCTGCCGCCGCGTGCACCCGCTCAGGCACCGCGAGATGACGTATTCGCAATCGGCATCGGGCAACTCGCCGATCGCTTGCATCAGGATTGCGAGGACGTCACCACTCTCCGACCCGCTGCGGATCGCCGCCAGCACGCCGCCGAGGCGCCGCGTGATGTGGAACTGCGTCATCGCGTCAAGCTTGGCCAAGCGGTAGCTGTGGCCGTTCACTTCGATCTCATCTGCGCCGCTCATCAGATGCCCCCAATCACGGCCGCCGGCGAACCGGTGCCAAGGCGCTCTTCGACCTTGGTGGCGTCCCAGGTCCATTCGACCATCGCGCCCTCCTTGTCCCACGTCAGGTCAGGCGCCTTCTTGAAGGCGCAGCCGTAGCAGGTGACGTGATCACCGCGCGCGAAGTCGCGGATCGAAATCACGTTCTTGCCCCAGACGATCGAGCTCGCCTTGTCGGCGTTGTACATCGACATCAGCAGGGCGTTGATGGGCGAGGTCTTGAGCAGACGGACGGTCACGCTTCCGGAATTGTCGGCGTGAAGGCTGTTCATGCCGGTGCCGTCGGCGCCAACCGTCAGGGTGTTCTTGTCGCCGCGCATGGCCACCGAGATGCCACCCTCGGCCGTCCCGGCACCCGCACCAAGCTGGATGTTGCCGTTGGGGCCTGCGATGCCCGCGACGACGTTCTGGAAAGAGTACGATCCCATCGCTCGGGCTCCTTAGCGGTTGACGTTGAGGACGGCGTTCACGGTGTGCACCGCGCCCGCGAGCTTGACGGCCACCTGGATCGGCGGCGACTTTCGCGCGGCGCGGTCCGGCGCGCTCTGCGTCGAGATCGGCGGCGCGTAGATGTAATAGCCGGTCGAGAGCGTATCCCCGGTCTGCAGCTGTCCGAAGCCGCCTGCCTGCCAAACGCCCGGAGCGACAAGCCCATTCGTGATCGCCGCTTCCATGGACTGGTCGATGACGTTGACGATCTGGTGGATGCCCGCGTCGGTCTGCGCCACCTTCGGCTGCGTCGCGAGCAGGTTGAACAGGTTGGTCTGGATCCTGTTCTGCAGCCAGTCCAAGCCGAAGATTTCGTCGATGTAGGCCGTGCCGAAGCAGGTGCCATTTACCAGCACCGACGCGCCGTTCTGGAAATTGGCGAAGTAGCAATACCGCTTGGTGTCGAGCACCGATGCTGCGTCCTGGGATAGCGGTTCATAGGCAACGCCCGGTTCGACCTTCCATGCCACGGTTGGCATCGTGTTGGAGCCGTTGAACTGCGTCGTCAGAATTGAGCCGAAGATCGAGATCACGGCGTAGGGGTTGGTGGTCGAGTACTGACCGAAGGTCCGCTTGTAGCCGGCTGCGACCAGCTGCGAGCCGATATCGGTGTTCGACGAGCTGTTGATTGCGTTGGCGTCGGCGGTGGTCAGGCCGAAGATATGCGTGCTCGCCTCGATGAAGGCTGCGACCGCAAGGTAGTCAGAATTGCTCGGCATCGTCGACGCGGCAAACGTCAGACCGTACCAATAGGTCGGAAGCGCATCGAGCGCGGTGACCGCGGCCAGCGCGCTTTCAGCCGCGATACCAGCGACCGCATAGGCCCCGGCAGCAGAAGTGCCGCCGAGCAGGCCGGAGACATCCGTTCCGCTGGCAGGCGCCTGAAGCAAGGATACCGAGGAAGCAGTGCCGGTCGTTGTCGATACGATCTGGAACTGGCTGCCGGTCCAGACGCAGGTTGCCGCGAGCGAAGCGCCCGTCAGTGCGGTGGTGATCAGCGAAGCGACTTGCGAAAGGCTGGTCGCACTCGAAAGGTTGATGCCGGTCACGCTGGTCAGCGAGCCGCCATTGACCTGCACTTTGAACCCGCCGGACGTCACCGCAGTGAAGTTGGCGAGTGCCTGCTGTGCGGCGGTCAGGGGCGCGCCGTAGACCGCGCCCGAGGTAGCCGTGCGAGCCCAGCGGCCGATGTAAAGCTGCGTCGGCTGCGGGCTCTGGCCGAAGAACAATTGTGCCGCTGCGTATTCGGGTGCGCTGGTGCCAAAGTCGGCCGCGACGCCGGCGAGCGTGTTGTAGCTGCGAATGCGGGTCTGCGTGTCGATGACAGCAGAGTCGCCAAGCAGCAGCAGGGTTTCGATGTTCGCGTACTGCGCGCCCGCAGGCGTGAGGTTCACACTCGCGGTGATCAGCCGCGAGACGGGAAGTCCAGTGGTCATGTGTCAGCCTCCGGGAGGTCAGTGGGGCGGATTGTCGGTGTTCAGCGGAAGCTGATTGCCGGTGGTTTCAGTGATCGTGCCGACCACGGTCGCGACAGGCAGGATCGCGAAGGTGTCAGTGGTCTGGCGCTTGAACGTGAAGCTGACGTCGATCCGGTTGGACCAGCGGCTGTTGATCAGCTCCGGCGCGCGGACAGGCGCACCTACATCTTGCAGGACGATCCCGGCCGCGGTCAGCGCATCGCGGTTCTGCCCGATCTGCAGTCCGTTGCGCGCGGCTCGCGCGGCCTGTTGAGCCTTGGCGCCGTAGAAACTCACCATGACCTGCAGGACTTCGTGCTGGACAAGCTTGTAGGTTTCGTCTGCCTGCATGGCCTGATACGGAAAGTCGTCGTCGTCGATCGCGAGCACGCCGACGGCCGCCCAGGTGCCGTCAAACTGCGGCGGGGCGCCGGGCTCAGCCTTGAACCGGCGCACGACGAAGCGTGGCGCCAGCCCAGTCACCGCTGCGATGACGCCTCGGAAGAGATCGTCAAGCGCCTCGTCGTTGATCGGTGCGGTGTTGGTCGGCAGCAGATAGCCGCCGGTGCTGCTGTCATTGCTCACTGCGCCACCTGACCGCGGCTGACCTTGCGCGCCAGCGCCTCGACGAATCCTGCGCCGTAGGCTGTCCAGTCCTGCACCAGAAAGACCTGATACACGTCGCCCTGAAACACGACCGTATCGGCCTTGTACCGCTCCAGATCGCTAGGCTCTATGGCATTGCCGTACACGTCGGCGGCAACGGGCCCGATAATCGGCGGCGGTGTGTCCGAAATGAATTCGCCTTCGCGGTAGAGGCGAAAGGCAGTGTAGATCGTGATCAAATCCTCGGCTGTCGTCAGGTTTGCCTGACGCAGCATTTCGGGATTTGCACCAGACTGGATGGAACCGAGCGGGTTTGGGATGATCACCGTTAGCACGACAACTTCGCTGCCGTTGGTATCGTAGGTGATCCGGCGCCGCCAGATCGTCATCGGCTGAAAGAAGTCGTCGTCGCCGATGAGATCGTCCATGTCGATCATGTGATCACCTTCACGCCCTTGGCCGCGCGAACAGCGAAATCGATGTTGCGGCGGTACTGACCGGTATCGAGCAGCGGCGTCTCCCCATCGCGGCCCCGGCGCTTGCGCTGCTTGATCGTTCGCTCGGCGAGCGGCGGGTCGATGCCATCGGTGATCAGGTTCTTGACCGACGATGTGACCACAAATCCGACCTGCACATGGGCAGCGCGAACCCCATTCACGTTGCCAACCACAGCCTTGCCAACCGCCTCACGGTAGATTTTCTCAACCTTCGGCAGCGCGCTCTGCGTTCCCGGCACCAGATGCGGGCGCGCCGGGATGTTGGCCTCGGGGGCGCCGAATTCGTTGAGGTAGCCGATCTCGGCGTTGTTCAGATGCGGCGTCAGGTCTTCATCATCGGGGTCGCGGAAAGCATGCTCCGACGGGATACCGACCAGTACCCGGTCCTGGACCAGCGCCTTGAGCGCAGCTTTGACGGCGGCGGTATGGTCGAATGTGACTCTGACATTCTTCACAGCTGCAAGCCGCCAGCGCCGACTATCTGGGCCAGTTGCCAGAACTGTACCCCGTATGTCGTCGAGTTCCAGTCGCCGGCGCCTTCGAGCGTGACGGCCGAGGCGTCCTGGCTCTTTGAGAGCTTGTCGATCGACTTCGCCGTGGTCGGGCCTTCGATCGCGCCGACTGCGCCACCCTTTGCCGCCGCCTTGGCGTTGCGGCGCTGGACCGCCATGTTGTGGGCAATGAACAGCATCGAGCCGTGGTCAAGCAGATCGGCCCAGCGGTCCGCCGGAAGGCGAAGCAGCGCGATGCCCTGCCAGAAGGTGAAGCTAGCCTCTGGGTAGGCTGCTGCGTCCGAAAACTCCGGAAATGCAGCGGTAAAATCGCTGTAGCTGAAGCTCATCGGCGGACGTCCTGAAGAACAACGGGGGCGCCGCGCTGGACGCCCCCGCCTGTTTGCGAGTGACCGGCCCTATCAGCCGATGCCGTCGCGGTAGCCGATCGTTTCCGGATAGACCGTCTCCACGCGGCCGAGACGGCCGTAGTAGGGGACGTTGATCCAGATGCCCTGGTACTGGGGCTGCATCGCCTGCAGGGGCACCATCGGGTAGCGGACGTAGGGCTCGTAGCGAGTGTAGGCCGCCATGCGGTCGTAGGTCGCTGCCGCGCCGCCGGGGCCGTTGAGGTTGGCCTTGTCGAGCCACTTCACCGGGTAGATCTCGAGCTCGATGTTCTTCTGGGCAGTGAAGACGTTGTTCTGCTTCACATAGTCCATAATGCTGATGTTGCCGGCCTCGGAGACCTTGGTGGTCGCGATGTAGCCGAACGGATTCGGCGCGATCAGGACGTTCTTCGGCGGAGCCTTGTAGCCCGTGGCGGCCCACACCGACACGAGCAGCTCGTTGAAGTCCGCCGTGATCTCGTCTGGCGTCTTCGTGAGCCAAGGCAGCGAACCGGCGGCACCGGCGGCAACGTTGCCGGTGTTGATGACCAGTGCCGCATTGATGAGGCCGGTCGCGCTGATCGTCGGATCGCCGACATAGACCATCTGGTCCGTGTCCATCTGGTGCTTGAGGTTGAGGCCTGCCAGCATCTGGGTGTCGATCGGGCGCCCGAGCTGCTGCGCGCTGAGCAGTTCGGTGATGGTGTAGCTCACGGTCTCGGTCCAGAGTGTGAGCGGGTTCACCTTCTTCTCGATGTCGACGTTGATGCGCGGCAGGGTGGTCGATTCCTTGCCCGCCCAGCTGATGCCGCCCGACGAAGGACCACCGGTCGAGGCGAAGGTCGACGTGGTGTAGGACGAGGTTTCGTCGCCCATGGTCACATCGGTGCGCAGGTCGATGTCACGATCCCAGGTCATGTCGACCAGCGGCTCGTGGATCATCGGGTCGAGGCGTTCGAGCTCCCCGACGAGGAACGCACCGGCGCTGTCGATGGTGGCCTGGTCGAACGTCTGGAAGGCGTCGCGCAGGAAGCGCGTGGCCTTGCGGTTGTCGCCCCATGCGAGCGCGGCGGCGATAGCGGGTGCGGAAGCCGCTGCGATGAGCGCAATCTGCGGCACGATGATGGCGGGACCGCTCTCCCGCATACGGAGGGTATTCATAACGGTGATCTCCTTAGGAGAACGGCCCGGCCATCAGGACCGGTGCCTGAGGGGGTTGGGATCAGTACGGGATGCCGACCGCGAGCTCGACGTTGCCCGCCGCGTCGGCAGGACCCGTGAAGGTGAGCAGGGCAGGGGCAACCAGACCGGAGCTGGTCGTGTTGTCCTCGATGCCGCCGATCGCGAGCCCGCCGTTGACGGTGGTGCGAACATAGGCCTGCGCACCGCGCGCGGCAGTACCGTTGGCGAGGCGAGCGCCGAGGTAGCCGACGATCATGATGTCGATCAGACCCGAGGTCGGCGGAGTTCCCGCGCCGAGCGCCGAGGTCGGGCCGCTGGCATCCTGCGTCGGGTAAGGACGAACCGTATACCCGTAGATGACACCGGCAGCATCGCCGCTGGCAAGGGCGCGGACCTTGCCGCCGGACAGCTTGACGGGCTGGCCGTAGGCGGTGGGCGGGTTGTTCGAATCGATGACCTCCTGCGAGATCACCTGGCCTGCGAAGGAGCGGCTGACGGCGCCCAGAATGGCAGCGTTCATCCGCGTGGTAAATGCCGTCATGTCGGCTTCCTTTCGGTTGAGGTGGGGTTGGGCGGTTCGATCAGCGACCCGACGCCTTGGCGCGGCGGGCTGCGATCTTCTCCTGCATGAGAGCCGCGGTCATCGGCCCCTGCGGGATAGCGGTGACGCGCGGGCGCGTGTTGTGCGCCTTTGCGACGGCGGCGGCGGCATCGAACAGCACGCGGACCTGGGCGGGCTTCGAGGCGGCCAGATCGACACCGGCGAGGATCGCCTCGACCGGGGCCTTGCGAGCGCTATCGTTCAGCGCCCGGGTGAGGACATCGCGGCGCATGTCGGTGATCGCGCGGCGCTTGGGCTCGCCGTCCATTGTGCCGCTCTTGTAGCCGGGGAAGATGATTTCGGCTTTGGCAGCCGCGTCCATCACTTCCTTGCTGTCCGCCGGCTCGTCCTCTTCGGGGTCTTCATCGGTGACCTGGACGTTCGGCTCAGTCGTGCTGGCGGTCTGCGCGGCGGCCATTTCGTCGAACCGTGCGCCCATGCCAGCGATGGCATCCTCGAGAGCCTTGAAGCGCTCTTCGTAGGGGTTCTCGTCCGCCACGGCGGCTGCCGGCGCGACGGGCTCCGTCGGGGCGTTGTGGATGTGGACGTGGACGCCGCCCTCATCACCGTTGGGCTCTTCGCCCAGACCTTCAGGGGCGTCGGCAAGGGCGCTCTCGAAGGCGGTTTCATCATTGTCCCGGAAGGCGGCCCGAAGGCGGTCCATCAGGGACATCTTGCGACGCTTCGCCATATTAGTCTCCATGTCTTGGATGGCACATGAGGAGCCACCCCGACCGCGGTCGACGATGGCGAGGTGGTTGCCGAGGATGGCGGTCTGCCGTCCGAGGCCGGGTTTCACTTCTTCGAGTTCGGCATCGTAGCCGGGGCTGACTTCGCGCTTTTTCTTCGCGACGATCAGAGCAATGGTGGCCGCGTCCGTGATGAGCAGGTCGGCCATCAGGTATTCGGAATCGACGCCCTCGCCCCGGCGCGGGTTGAGCACCACCCCGATCTGATACTTGCGGGTGTCGGTCTCGCTGAGCAATGCCGGCGGGTGGTCGTTGGTGACTGGCTTGCCGTTGAAGCTGGCGATGGCATCGGGCGCGAAGAGCACATCGGCATCGCGCATGATGACGACCATCTGGCCGTTCGCAGCCGGGCGAACCTCGGGAACTTCATCCGGCCGATAGAGCATCGCGCCGGTGCGGGCGATGCGTACGTCGGAGCAGAGCAGGTATCCCTCAGGCGTAAGCGCCTGCGTTCGCCCAAGCTGCTCCGGCGCATAGGTTGCCTGCGAGCCACGGTCCAGCACCATGGCCCGGTCATGGTGGACCGCCATGGTCAGGCGCTGACGGCGCCGAGCTGGGCCGACGTGATCGCGGTTGCGGCCTTGCAGAAGAACGTGGCGCGGCGCGCGTTGGTCAGCGTGACCGCTGCGCCTGCGCTGCCACCATCGATTGCGACGTTGGCAGCCGCCGGGAAGACCTTGATCGGGTTGGCGCCGTCATTGAACACGGTGACCGACTGGCCCGGGACGAGCGCAGGAAGCGACACAGCGTCACCAGAGTTCGCCGCCGTGGCGACAAAGTTCAATTTTGAGGTCAGTGCGGTCGCACCGGCAAGCGTTTGGGTCGTGCTGGCCGTGATGCCTGTCGTCACGCTTTGAGCATCGCCGACCGGCGAAAACCGAGGCGTCCAGGTCGGAGAAGCCTGCGTGCCGGTGTTCTGGTAGAGCACGCCTGCGGTGGTATCGAGCAGCAGATGGCCGGGTAGGGCGACACCGGCGCCGGTACCGTTGGTGCCGTTGGTCGGCGCGCCCGCGTTGGTCAGGGTGACCGTGGCGGAAAGGCCGTTGAGAAGGAAAGCGGTAGCGTCGAGCAGGGCGCGGCGGATCGCGCCCTTCCGCTTGTAGGCGGGAAGAGGCATGGGTATCGTCCTTTGCTATGAGGCATGCACCGGATGACATCGTCGATCAGTTGCGGGCGATTGCCGCACTGGACGGTGTCGAGCTTCCCGACCTTGCAGCCGAGGATCTCGTGGAGTTCGATGCCGCCGAATACATCGAGTACCTGTGGGGCTATCTGACCCGCATCAGGGACGGGGACGGCGACCCGGTTGAACTGGCGCGCGAGGCGCTCGATTTCAGGAAGTGGACGCTCGGCGGTTAGGCCGACGCGCCCTTGCCCGCGAAGACGCGGGGCTTCGGCGCTGCGCCGCCGTTCTTGATCAGCGCGATGTCCGCCTCGATGGCTTCAGCCGCGGCATTGTCCGCGTCCGCGAGAGCCTGGGCAGCTTCAGCTTCGGCGAGCAGCTTCTCGGATGTCTCGATGTGGCCGCGTGCGCTCTCGCGCTTGGAGGCGGCCGCTTCGGTCAGGATCTGGATCGAGTTCATGGTACTTCCTTTCAGACGGCGGCGACATGACCGAGCGTGGCGGCCACGCCGGGGTGCAGCGGTGATGGTGCCTGATCCGGCAGTGCCCAGACGGCTTCGGTGTGTTCGCCGTTGAGGCGGGGTTCGAACGGTTCGGCAAGATCTGCGCGGTAGGTGACGAATCCCGACCGGGTATCGATCAGGCGTAGCGGCCAATCGGCGCTGGTACCCGCTTCCTCGCGGGTTTCGCGGCGGGCCGCTTCAACCGGACTTTCGCCGTCTTCGATCGATCCGCCGGGCCAGCACCACGTCTCCGGGTAGGAGCTTGTCGCGGCGCTGCGCTTCAGGAACAGCATGCGGCCATCTGGCGCGACGCACATGATTCCTGCAGCTCGCACCACTTCGGCGCTGCTGTCGCGGAGATAGACGTGAACGTGCATGGTCGCCTCAGAACACGGGCTCGGGAAAGCAGCGGCAGTTCCAGATCGCGCCCGGCAGCGCATGGTGCCCGGGATCGCATTCGGGCGGCTCATCCCACCGGAACGTCTTGCCTTCGAGCGCCTTGTGGGTCACCCGGACATCGCTGTCGCGCGAGGTCCGCCAGATGAAATGGGTCGAACCGATGTCCTCGGCCCGGGCCCGCGTGAACTCCGTCGAGGTGCGAGAAACCTCGGTCCGCGCAATCAGGTTCGCGCGGCTCTTGGCAACGTCGCCCGACCGCATGATCTCGGCAGCGATATCCTTGGCCCGCGTGCCTTGCGTCAGGCCTTCGAGGGTCAGCTTGTGCACACGCTCGGCGGCTTCGCGCGGCAGGCTGGTGATCAGGCGGACCTGATCGGCCAGACGCTGCTGCGTCAGAGCTCCGACGTCGCTGGCGTTCAACTGCACCTGCATGATGCGCGACATTTCCGCCGATACCTCGCGCCAGGCGCGCCGGTCCCGCGTATCGATCTCCTCGACCATGCGGCGCCCGACGACACGCGCCCATGGCTCGATGATCTGGGCGTAGCGCTCAAGTGCCTGCCCAATGCGATCGGCAACTGCCGGGTCATCCGGAGTCCAGACCGTGGCGACAAGCTCGCCGATATGCGTAGCGATCTTACGCAGTTGGCTCGCGTACTGCCGCTCCACCTTCATCGTCCGCACCAGACGGCTCGACGCCCGGGCCCGATCCATCACCGGTGTCCGGCTGCAGGTCGGGATCAAGCTCGGTCGGGCGAGGGGGCGCAAGCTCTGCCTCCTTGATGTCTTCGTCGGTGATGTTCGAGAACACCCCGGTCTGTTCGGCCGACTGCTTCAGCTCTCGCATTGCGGCGGGGGCGGAGATGAGGCCCAGCTCCGACGCGGTCCCAACGGCTTCGACGATCGTCTTGGCCAACGTGCCCTTCTCGGTGTCGGACAGCTGCCAGAGCGGGTTGAATTCGGCGCGGAACCCGTCGGGTGGATTTCCGCCCACCGCCGAGCGGTACAGAATGGTCGAGAGCTTGTTGACCGGCTGCCGCAGGTCCTTTTGCTGCTTGGCGCGGATCGCGTCGTAGTAGTTGCGCAGATCGCTTTCGCCGGTGCTGTTCAGCCCCGCCGGCGACTGGCCGAAGAGACGGACCAGCGGGATCTGCGTCGCGCCGGACAGCTGCTGCCCGAAACCGAGAAGCAAGTCGTTGAGACCCGCAAACGAATAGGTGTGGGTCTCGAAATCATCGTCGGTATCGAGCAGCGTCAGGCCTTCGCTCGATTGGAACCGGCGGATTGCCTCGACGTGCTTCTCGACTGCCGTCTGCGCAGCCCCGCCGGCGGCCAGGATGTTTCGCAGCCCCTTGAGCTTGAGTGTCCGCAGGTACGCCTTGAAGATGAGCTGAGCCGAACCCTGCGTCGCGCTGTCGTAGGCCACAAGGCGGTCGTACATCCGCTCGACAACCGACATGCCCCAGCCAGCCTCGGCGAGCCGTTGGAAATACGGCAGCTTCACCCCTTCGACGCGGATCACCCGGGTGTGATGGATTCTCGTCGATTGGAACGCCGATGCCTGTGGCCCGACCAAATAGACCTCCGGCCTGCCGACCATCGTGCCTCCGCTTTGGAGCACGTCGGTGGTGACCGGAAGCAATTCCCAGCGACCAAGCGGCACGACGCCACGGAACTGGTCTTTGGCGATCGTTTCGACCCGCAGCTCGGTCGACATGTCCTGGCCATCAATGCAGATGACCCCGATCGCGCCGCCATAGAGGCGGGCCCACTGGATCGTTTCCTGCAGCGACTGCCAGATCTGCAGGTCGTCCTCAGCGGCGCGGATCAACTCGTTGGCATCCGGCGTGATCGTCGACCCGAAATCCACACCCTCGCGCGTCATGTCCTCCGCAACCGCATCGACCACGGCGCCGACCACCCAGGAGCCGCGGTACATCGCCTCAAGCGTGCGCGGCTGACGGGTCAGCAGGTTAGACAGCCCGTAGGTGTTGCTGTCGCTCATGTTCCCGGTGCCGACCCCAAGGCGGGCCTGCATATTCTGGAAACTGTCCTGCGTCGCCCGGTCCATCTGCGGCCGCGCCGCGGTGCTGCGGCCACGGGCACGGCGCTGTGATCGTCGGCTCATGCGTAGGCCTTGATGTAGGTGTTGAGGTCGAAGCCGTCGGGGGCGAAGGTGAGGCCGAGCGAATCCGCGATGTCCGGGGATCGCAGCCCGCGCTTCTTCATGTCGGCCTTGCCCTCGACCACGATGCGGCCGCTGCTGTCGATGCGGTACCGGGGCGAGGTCAACTCGCCCGCAAGGTCCTCGGCGATTTCCTTCGGCAAGGCGCCGAAGCTTGGCTCCTCGGTTGCTACCCACTGGGCGACTTCAAGCCAAAGGTAATCCCTGAGCTTGAACGCCTGCCCATCGACCGCGTCCCATTGCGTCCGTTCCGGCGCCGCCTCGGACACCATGACAGCCACAACGGGTTCGCCGAGCTCGATCAGTCGATCGGCGACGCCGGCGCCGAGGCCATTGGCATCGACGTAGATCTTGTCGGCTTCCCACTGCTCCCGGAAGAGCTTGGCCTGCCCGGCCGTGGTCATCGTGTCCTGCTTGGCGCGAATTTCGCACTTCTCGATCACGTTGCCGACGCGGAGGATGAACACCGTCCGGTCATCACCGAACCGGGCGACATCGACGCCAAGCCGCCGCTCCATGCCGGGCTTGGCCGGATCGTTGCGGCCGATCGCCGCCTCGGCATCCTCAAGCGCGATGAGGGTATCATCGTCCTGCTTGGGGAAATCGCCGTCGGCACGGACGCGGACAACGTTCGAACCTTCGCCGAACTTGCGGACCAGGCGCTGCCGGTAAGTCGGGTCCACCAGCGGGCTGTCGCCGCACTTGAAGTGCAGCGCCGTGAAGTCGGCCCGGTCCTGCTTGTGCGAGCGAGCAAAGTACCCGGTGTTCCGGGTCGGGTTGCCGACCATGAGCAGGCGGGCGCCATGCGATGACAGCGCGCCTTCGGCCACCTCGAAGATCTTGTCGTCGACGCCGCTCGCTTCTTCGACGACGAACATGATCTGGCCGTCGTCCGCGATCTCCTCGACCGTCGTACCGTCAGCGCTGATCCTGACGCCGCTGGCGTGAAAGCCCTGCAGCGCGTCGGGGTTCTCCTTACGCGCCGTCCGCGCGACCGCGAACCACTGGTCCGGAGAGCCTTTGTCCGCGATCCTGTCCTGGTTGATCGTGAACAGGTTGGAGAGCCAGAGCTCCGGCGGCAGTCCGTTCGCCCGGCTCATGGCGTCGGACTTGCGCGCCCACTTGCCCAGCTCCGACCAGAGCACGTCGCGCAGCTGGCTGGCGCTGGGGGCCGTGCAAGGGATCTTCGGGAAGTCGAAGCATTCGAGCATCCACCAGATCGCGGCAGAAACCGAACCTGACTTGCCCACACCGTGGCCAGCGCGGGCGCTGACCTTCGCGCCTTCGGGCTGGATCGCTGCGAGCAGCTCAGCCTGTTGGGTGGTCGGGTTCAGGCCAAGACGTTGCTTGGCGTAGAGGATGTTGTTCTGCCGCCAGATCCCGCGAAGCTGCTGATACTCATCAAGTTGAGCTTCGGTCAGCATCGCCCACGGCCTGCCTTGCAGCAGCCAGAAGTCCGGAGACACCGCCGGTGCTGTTGATTTCGACCGGGCCGCCGTCCTTGCCGGTCAGTTCGAGGCGATCCTTGAACATGCCGAGATGGCGGGCGACGTTGTCCCAAGCTTTCTGCGGGTCATGCATCAGCACCTCGAGGCCGTCGCGGCCTTGCTTGATGCCAGCGTAAAGCGCCTTACCCTTCGCGCTGAGGCGGCGCGTGTCGGCGAAGAACGGCTTCTCGACTCCGTCGCCGTCGCAGCGCGGGCAACGCGGGTCCGGCGCTGCGTGCGTGGTATACCCGTAGCCGCCTTCATCGGTCGGTGCCGCGCGCTTGTTCTGCGTCGCCTTGGTCTTGGCTTCCTCAAACTCGCCGATATCGCGCCACTGGTAGGCGTGACCATCGCCGTGGCAATAGCGGCAGGCGTGACGGCGGTACTGGACGAGCTCGTTGGGGTCGGCTGTGGCAAGGTCAAACCAGTGCTGCAGCACCATGTCCGCGGTGATCTCGGTCCGCTCTGAACGCTGCTCCATGGCCAGCTTGATGGCGGCCTGAACATCGGGCTTCTCGAGAAGCTCCACAGCGATCCGGCGCGCTGACTTCGCGCTGTAGCCGGCGCGGGTCGCGGCCTTGGCGCCGCAAAGGTCGATCAGGTACTCGTTGACGAACGCCTGCTGCTTGGGGGTGAGGGCCATGGGTTGAAACCTTTCCGCCGGCCGCCCGAAAAAATATTTTTGGGCCCACATCGGCGAGAGCGGCCACGCTCAGGATCGGTGGATAGGATCACCTCCCTTCGATGGGCGGAAATGCCGGATTTCCGCGCTTTGCATGGCCTGAAAACAACGAAGCCCGGACGCTGTTTCCAGCTCCGGGCATAGTTCGTGCGCCGGTATTTATGCGCCTTCCCACTCACGTTCGCAAGGGGAAATCACACCAGCACCCCGCAGCCCAGCATCGCGTAACGCTGGAGCACGTCCCGCTCGTCCACGTCGCGCCAGGTCCGCTCCCGGATATCGATCCATCGATCGAGCGCCGCGATGAGCCGATTGCGTGCCGTAGGCCAGCTGACCCGGAACACCCGGGCTGTCGCGAACAGGTCCCGATCGGACAGGACCATGTCGATCACCATGCGGCGAGGCATCGGCAGAAACCGGCGCCAATCCGAGTAGGCGCGCTCAAGCCGGACCATCGCCAAGCGCTCGACCAGAGCATCACGCGCCGATCCGGAGCTGTCGACGCGCGCCTCGAAGCTGGCACCGCGCACCGCGACGCTGCGCTCGATAAGCTCGGCCACCAGCGCGATCTCCAGCGCCGCCGCGTGCTGGTCGGCGGTGATCTGGCCGTTCTCGTGCATCCGGGCCATCGACGAGGCACTGCGCCGCCGCTTCGTCTTGGTCAGCTGGCCGCCCTCGTCCGGCACGAAAACGTCGTCGAATTCGCCATGCGCCTCGGCTTCCGGGGTGATGATCGGCTCGCCTGTTTCGCGCTCGAACTCGCTCATCGTGTCTATACGGGCCTGCCACTGGGCGTGGGTTTCATCCCGGCGCTTGACCCGAGGATCTCGTTTGCGGCCAATGTTTCGAGCTTGCATGGTGTCCCCTTGCTGGTGATCTGACCGCCGGTGCAACCGAGGCGGATTGGATGTTGAGTTTCGTTGAACGCACCCGGGCTATCGTCGGCGCCCGTAGAGCCGCTTGCCGATGGCCTCGATCCACATCGAATCCACCTTCGCCACGTCGTTCGGGAAGATGACCACGATCCCATGCTCGTCGTAGAGCTCCTGCGCGGCGCGGCGGGCGCCGGCGGGGTCCGGATCGCGCATCGACCTCGCGAACGGGGTCAGGCTGGTGCGAGTCAGGGTCATGCCTGTGCCCCCAGCTGACGGGCCTGCCAGCGCTGGAAATCCTCCGGCGGCATCAGGGCGCGGGCCTCGAATTCGGACATCTCGCGCGGCGGGTACCGGGCATCGAACAGGGCATCGGCCTGCCGCTGCTCCTCGGCGCGCTGGCTCGCCTCCTGCGCCAACCGGGTGAGGATGGACTGGATGTACCCCGCCGGCCGTTCGGGCTTGGCGACGAGGGCCCGCTCGAACGCTTGCCCAACGATCTCGGTGCCGTGGGATTTGATCCACCGGGCGATCTGGGGGCGTGCCGTCTCACCGAGGATCGTGACGCCGTTGGCCCACAGGATGCGGTTGGGGTCATCGTCCGGGGGAGGGTTGGACGCGGCTTGCGGAGGCTCTGGGGCAGGCCGGTCATCGGCTCGGAAATCGTCGGCGCCGCCGGTACCGCTAGGTACCGTATATTCTCCCTGTCCCTTTACTGTCCCTTGGGAAGCTGAAGGACTCCTTGAAGCATCCTTTATGGATTCCTTCGACGATCCCTTTTGGTTTTCGGAAGCATTCCCTTGAGCATTGCTTCCTCCATGCGTTTGGAGTCCTTCGCCCTGCGCAGGTTCATCTGAATTATCCTTGTTTCCCCAACGCTTGGCGTTCGCCTTCTTGCTGCGATCACGATAAAATTCCTTCTTTCGATAAGCCTCTGCAGCCTTCTCCGCGACGACAGGATGGTAAAAACGCCCATCGTTGCACTTGACCCACCCGTGCAGCGCCACAGTCCGAACTTTGCGCCAACTTTTCAAATCTCGACCAAATTCGGCGAGACGGGCCAATTCTACCTCGTCATCCGGGATGGACGCGGCAGGAACTTGATGGAACGATTTGAGCCACAACGTGATGCCAGCACGCCATTCCGCGTCAGACGCGACGGCATGAAAACGCGAGCCAAAGAGGCGCACGATGTCGATCGGCATGAACTGAAAATCGCGCAAGTCGCAGTCGGCCGGGGTGAGTGGTTCGGGTAATTCTGTCATGATCATCTCACGGCCTGGTAGGGAGCAAAGAACCGCCCGCGCGCGATGCCGGTCGTCCCGTTGCGGCGCTTGGCAAGAATAAATTCGATGACGCCGCGGATGCGCTCCATGCGGTCTTCCCAGCGGCTGTGGGCATCGGCATCGTTCTGCGGCTCGGTTTGGGCGAGGTAGTACTCCTCGCGCATCAGGAAGAGCACGGCGTCGGCATCCTGCTCGATCTGGCCGCTGTCGCGCAGGTCGGAGAGCTGGGGTCGCTTGTCCTGCCGCTGCTCGACGCTGCGGCTCAGCTGCGCCAGCGCCATGATGGTGACGTCCTGATCCTTGGCGATCGCCTTCAGGCGCTTCGAGACTTCGCTGGTCGCCTCGTAAGCGCTCTTCTGCTTGGTGTCGGGATGCAGCAGCTGCAGATAGTCGACGATGACGAGGTCAAGCCTGTGCCCCCGCGCGGCCATGCGGCGCTTGTGCCGGCGCACCAGCATGTCGAGGCGCCCGACCGGGAGGGTGCCGGTATCGACCACCGTGAGCGGGATGCGCGACAGCAGAGTGCCGGCTTCTGCCACGCGCTCGCGCTCCCAGTTGTTGAGGCGGCCGCGCTGAAGCACCGAATAGGGGATACGACAGTTCTCGTGATCGAACAGGCTGTCGGAGATCATCCGTCCAATCAGGTCTTCCTTCGACATCTCAAGGCTGACGAACAGCGTGCCGTGGCCGTGCGAGGCGGCACCGCGCGCATAGGTGCAGGCAAAGGCCGTCTTACCCATGCCGGGCCGCCCGGCGACAATTGTGAGGCTCTTGGGCCGGAGTTGGCCGAGCAGATCATCGACGTTCGGGATGACGCGGCAACTGACGCCGGACACATCGGCGTCAAGCTCGGCAAGCCATGCATCGACGCATTCGGCTGCATCCGCCTCGACGACATTGCTCTCAGCGCGGGCGGTGACGGCCGCATCGGCTAGGGTGCTGATTTCCGGCAAGCTGGTGCCGAGATCGGCGCAGGCCTCGACAGCATCGAGGAGGCCGCTGCGCATGCGGCGGCGGTCGGATAAGTCGGCAATCTGCCGTGAGAGATCGCGCACATCAGCCAGCATGGCCATGGGGTCGCCGGTAAGGCGAGCGAGGTAGGCAGGGCCGCCAAGCTGCTCGAGGTGGGGATCGCCGTCGAAATGGCTCTTGATCGCGACCGGAGAAGTGCCACGGCCAAGCGCGGCTTGACCCACGATGGTCTCAAAGAGACGCCCGTGGAGATCGATCGAGAAGTCCTCCGGCTTGACCAGGTCGGCGATGCGATCGATCAGCAGCGGATCCATCATCATCGCGCCGATCAGCGCCGCCTCTGCCTCGATGTTGGCAATTGCGGACGGCGTCGGTCCGGCAGGCGTCTGCATTCTGGAAATGGTGGCAATCCCCGCGTTCATGCGATCTTGTCCATAGCGACGTAGAATTCCTCGAAGCTGTCCTGACGCAGGATCAGCCAGAGGGGGTTATTCTTGAGCTTCGGGTTGAGAACCTCGGTGCGCAGCAGCGCGGCGTGAACTTCGAACGCGAGGGTTGCCCGTTGTTCATCGGTCAGCCGCTGCGGCGCGCTCATTGTGCGATCCTTTTCTGGTCGTGCGGCGTCTCTGTGGCGCACGTCAGGCGCCCGTTGCGCAGCCAGTGCACCAACCGTTTCCGCTCGCGCTGAATGACGTAGCCGCGCAGCAATCCCTTGTGCCGGTGCACGTCGAAGGTGCGCTCACCCTCGCGCGTCACCACAGCGTGGATGCGCTCCTCGTCAGGGCAGCACAGCGCCGGACCGTCGTCTTCATCCATCATCGGCGGCCGCCTCCGACGAGCATCGGCTGAAGCACCTCATCAGCACGCCACGGCGGAATGACGCCGCGCAGCCCGGCGCAGTAGTCGAGGATCCCGAGCGCGTCGGCCTCGTCGGTATTGCGCGGGTGGAACCCGAGATGACGGCAGCGCTCCATGGTCAGAGACTTGAGGCTGTCTGTGGCGCTCCTGCCCGCCGCCTTGGCTCGGCGCTTGGCGTCCGATGAGTTGATCCGACCGATGAACGAAGGCCGCCAGGACTCGAGGTTGATGCCTTGCACGATCCGCAGCTCCATAGCGTGACCGAAGCTCTCGGCATGGGCAGCGAGCCCGGAAAGGACACGCAGCGTATCAATGTTGGTCTTGCCCCGGAGCTTGTTCGGATCGAGCGGCTCCTCAAAGAAGAGCGCCTCGAAGCGCGATACCGCGCGCAGATCGAGCAGGTTCGCGTGAAGCTTGGCAAAGGTCTGCCCGCGCCCGGTGTATTCGGAGCCAAGTTCCCAGCTACCATAGCGCGGCGGGGTATCGTCCCCCATCCACACCGCCCAGCCCGTCGACCGCTTCGACAGGTCCAGCGCGATCATCGGAATTGCACTCACGTCGGCTCTCTCCGCGAGGGGAGGACGGCGCCGGGACGCCGCCCGCGCCCCTTCAGTTCAGTTGCAGGCTGGTGGGCTCGGCGTTCCCGGCAAGCGCGAGGTCATCGTCACCGCCCGTATGGGGCTTGAGCGTGGCCATGCGCGGCTTCTCGGCCTTGCCGCCGCTGGGGACGACATCGCCGCCGGCCTGGCCCGCCGCCAGCGTGAGCAGGTCGGTGGGCCGCTTGAAGTTCATCTCGGTCAGGCCCTGATGCAGCGCGGTCAGGAAGTGGTCGCGCTTGGCATCCTCACAGCCTTCGAGAAAGAACAGCAGATCGATGATCTTGCGCGGGAAATTGCACTCGTCCTTGATCCGCTTGTAGGGGTCGGAGAGATCGCCGCTCTTTTCCTGAATGAACGCCTTTCGAGGCGCGATTTCGTTGCGGTAGATCTTGATCGCTTCGGCAGCATTGGGGGCATTGTAGACGCCGCCATCGGCGGGCGCGCCGTCAGTCTCATTCTTCGGTTTGGCCACAACGGCCTCCTCTTCTTCGGTGGTGGAACGGATTGGCAGGAGTTCGAACGCCTCTGCCGGCGGCGGATTGCGCTGCTCGTCGGCCCACATCTGCGCCTCGCGCAGCGTCATGCCCGCGATCGCGGCGGCATCGGCGAGGGGCTTGAGCTCGATATGGAGGGCTCGGCGGAACATCCGCAGCTGCTGCGAGCCACCGATCACCGGCGCGGCTCCAGAACCGGAGACGGCTCGAGCCCCATCTGTTCGCGCATCAGGCGCGCCCGGGCTTTGTACCGCTCGCGCTGGTCGAGGCAGGCGAGCTCGGCGAGCGCGCGGCCCGCGTCGCTGGGCGTGGTGCGGCGGCGGAAGAGGTTCATGTCGATGCCTCCGGGTAGTCGCCGGAACGCTCGAGCTCCCGGCGACAGGGTTTGATCCAGCGGAAATGGGTGACGGTCTGCGCGCTCGGGCCGGTGAACCAGACCAACCAAGCGTAGCTGGTCGCAGTCGACGCCGTGCGGGGCTTCCCGGTCTTGGGATCGATATTGCCGGGGTCGGGATCGCCAGCGCGGACCAGTCGGCTTTTCAGCATGACGACGCGCTCGGTGAACTGCAGGACGTAGGCTGGCGGGTTCTTGGAGAACAGCCGCTCGTACCGCCCTTCGCTTTCGAGAAACGATGTCCTGACCAGCATCGCGACGCCGCGCGTGCTCAACTCGCAGGCGCGCTCGATGAACTGCTCTGCCAGCCGGAAGGGTGGATTCGCGACAGTCCAGTGCGTCTTCGACAGGTGCGCGGCGGGACCGAAAAGGTAGTCTCGGACCGGGTAGCCAACGCCGTAGTCGTGAATGTCGGAAGCGTAGACCGCGCCGAAGTACTCGAGCAGCGGCTTCGCCATGTGTCCAACATTCGCGGACGGTTCGCGCACACTGCAGTCGCTCAGGGTCTCGCACGGCGGCCCCTTGGTCAGGAACTGGCACAGTGCGCGCGTCGCGAACGGCGGCGTCCGAAAATCGTCCAGGCTGTCAGCGGGCTCGTTGCGCTGCTGCATGACGGCGGAAGAGCGGTTCTGCTCCTTCATTCGACCAGCCCCTCCCGGACCTGACCCGCGAGATCGTCGTAGGCGGTGGCGGACAGATCGAAGAGCGACATGACCTGTTCGCGGTCCACGCCCCTCGCGATGGCCTTGCGGGCGGCGGCATGGCGCTTCGTCTGCGCCGTGAACTTGCCGTCGCGCTGCGCCAGCATGGCGAGGATGCGGTCGCGCAGGGCATTACTGCCTTGCTGCATGGCGGTGCGGTGGGCGACATCGCCTGTCACCGGACCGCCGGCGCCGTCCCAGTGATTGGGGTGATGGCCCGTCATGCCAGCACCTCCAGCGCCTTGGCCACATCCGGATTGCGCTCGATGTAGAGCGGCAGATTGGCGATCAGGCACTTGATCGAACTGTGGTCGCGGCCGAGCCTGACGCCGATCTGGTTCAGGCTATGCCCGCGATTGCGCAGCGCCACGGCGATGACACAGCGCGCCTCGACAGCGTTCGCTTCGCGCGATCCGCCAAGCACGTCGGCGGCCTCTATTCGGAGCATGGGCCCGATCTTTGCCAGCATCAGCCGCACGGCATCGGTGGGCGTCGCGGTGCGCGGGCCTACCCGGTGGGCCCGGCAGCGACCGGTGGTGTTCTTGGATGTAAGCGGCGTGCTGCAGACCGCGCATTTCTTCATTTCAGCCCGGCGCGCCGCGTTGAAGCAGGTCAGGCACAGTCCCGACTTGTTCTTGCGCCCGTTAAGCCCGCTGCCGCACCCGGTGCAGTTACGGCCGTGCGAGGAGGGCTCCAGCGCGCCGCGCCGGGCATTGTCGTTGATGTGCGGCATCCCGATCGGCGGCAGCCCGCGCGCGACCAGGATGCTGTCGCGCAGCTTCGCCGATGCAAGCACCGCCTTGGTGTAGTCGCGGAAGTCGGCGTGACGGATCGCGGCGTTGTCGGCCGCTGCATAGGCGGGGCGGGGCATCATGCCGCCACCTGCCAGACGTAGCCGACGCCGCGCTGGGTGACGATCGGGCAGGGTACGTTGATTTCGGCGCAGGCCTCGCGTGCGCGGTGGATCTGCACAGCTAAGGTGTTCAGGTCCTCGCTTGCGCTCACGCGAGCAAGCAGGGCGTCGCCGCGCACCGCTCGGTTCGACACGGCCAGCGAATGCATGATGCGCGCCGGAGTGGCAGCCATGCGCAGCGGCCAGCCGTTGTAAGTGACCGTGGCCGCGCGCGGATCGATCCTGAAGCCGTCGCGCTCGACGATCTCATCCTCGCGGAAATTGTACCCGCAGCACGGGCAGAAGGCGGGCGCGCTGCTCACGACACCGCTCGCAGCCGCATCTGCTCGGTACCGGTGACGAAGGCATCGGCGGCGGCGATCAATTCCTTGACCACCGGCAGTGCATCGAGCTTGCCCTTGGGCCCCTTGGCTCGCGAGACGGCAGCCATCGCATCAGCAAGCAGCGGCAGCAGTTCGGGCGCGTCGTCGGCGCCGCGCTCCCACATGACGGTGTAGGGCCGCATGGCCTCCGGGCCGAACACCGCCCCCAGCCGTGCCATCGCCTCGTTGTCGAGCGTGCCCTGCTTGTTGCGGGCGCGCTGGATCGTGTTGGGATGGACGCCGATCGCGCCGGCGAGCTCGATGTCGGTCAGGTCGTGATCGCGCTGGATATCGCGGATCACGTTCGAGAGCGCGGTCCTCACACCATCCGTGGTGGGAAGGCTCCGAAATGGCAGCGATACTTGCGTAGGCCGGTCAGGCATCTGTTTCACCATGGAAAAGGGAAAGAAACCGGGACAGCACAGCACGCCAACGGGACTGGCGGGGGGGCGTGCTGTCCCGGCAAGGTGCCGCGCTCTGTTCCAGGGTGTGGTCGGCGCGGAATTCGGACACAGTGATGCTGTGGGGATAGGTCAGCGCATCGGCCCAGGAACCGGCGAGACTGACGTCATCAATCATGCGTGGACCCCTCCGGCGGCGCAGATTGACTCCGCGCCGCCTTCGGCCATCCTGTGGGAGCGACCCGACACAGGAGAACTATGTGCAGACCTCCGACTTCATCGCGGCGTCGGCAGTTCTGATTGCCGGAATGTCGGCTGCAATTTCTATTCCGCTCGCCCTGAAAGCAGAGCGTCGCAGCCGAATTGCCGACATTCCCGTAATCAATGTCATGACTGGAAACTCGGGCAGGCCGAACTGGCGACTGCTGACCTTCGAGATCGACAACAAGACGGCGGGGTCTTGGACGATCAACGAGATCGAGATGGAACGACGCCCCGAAACACGATGGGCGAGCGGCAATTGGATGATTGCTATGCAAGACGGTTGGAACATCGAAAGCGAAGCTATCCGTGGCAGCTTTCCAGTGAACCGGACTGTTCGCAGCGGAGACAAGGACACCTTCCATGTCTACCTCCGGCTTTCGGACCAGACGGCAGCGGTATCCGGCTCATCAAGGACGGGCTGGCCGTTGTTATTCCAGCCGATAATCCGGCGCTTCTCCCGGCGGGCCTTGCGCATCTCGTCGACGAAGCATGCGTGGTCGATGGAGCGCCATATCATCAGAGTGCCGATTGCGACCGACATCTGAAGCAAAGCGATTGCGCACGAAACGGCGAGAACCACAACGCTGGCTCCATCACAGGACGAGGTGACCATCGGCGCCACGATCACGCCGCCTCTTGGGGCGAGGTGGGGGAATTGAACTCCGTCATGAACCGCCGAACTCTCTCGACAGTGCTCATGCGGAGATCGCGGCCGGCGCGAAGCTGGCGGACGAAATGGCGGTCGTTCACGGCTTGCTCACCAAACTGCCATTCCGACAGTTGGTGCGCGTCCATGAACTCCTCGATCTGTTGAATGAGGTCAGGCATGGGTGCTGTTTGTATGTGGGAAATATCCCCCAGTCAACGACCACCGAGTGGGAAATTTCGAGTGTACCCCTATCCTTCGGAAATGTGGGATATTTCACCCATGTCCAAAGGGGTGAACATTCAAGCAATCCGGCAGCACATCGAAGCCGAGATGGAGCGGAAGGGTTTTAGTCGGCGATCGCTGTCATCAGCAGCTGGTCTCAGTCAGACGGCCGTGCGCGACGTGCTTGACCGCACCGAGAACCCGGGAATCGGTACATTGCACCGGATTGCCGAGGCTCTTCAGGTTCCCTTTGAGCAGATATCAGGAACAGACGGTGTTCCGCTGGTCGGGCATATTGGCGCCGGGGGATCGGTGGCATATTTCAGGGATGACGAAGAGTTTGAAATGGTGCCGCGGCCACCGCTTGCACCTGGTCCGCTCGTAGCGTTAGTCGTTCGCGGCGAATCCATGCTGCCCAAGTATGAAGCGGGCGACATTGTGTTCATTCGCCGCGATCATGACGGCGTCCTGCCTCAATACATTGGCCGGTATTGCGCAGTCCATCTCGCCGACAATGGAACGTACCTCAAGCAGCTCGCGCCGGGATCCGAGCCGGGAAAGTACACGCTCCGGTCCTTGAACGCTGCCGACATGGAAAACGTCGAGGTCGTCTGGGCCTCTCCGGTTCTCTACGTCAAGCCTCGCGACTAGCGCATGAGGTCGGGCATCGGGATAAACCCGCCCGCCTGTGCGCCGTCGTAAAGTTGGATCAACGGCATCGTCGCCAGCTCGCGGCAAGACATCGCGTAGGACTGCGCGGCAAGTTTCCGCGAGTAGACTTGTGCTGCGCTCTTTCGGCCAGCCGGCACCTGCCCATAGGCTTTCATCCAGTACCCGTTCTGCGTCAGCTGCGTGCGCGCCTGATTGATCGCGATATTCGCCCAAGCACTTGAACGCATACCGCAGCGCACGGCGTGCTGGGCGTTGTAGCGTACGACCTCAACCCAAAAGACGCCATTGGTGTAGACCTTGTCCGCCTTGGCCGGGCTCATCGTCTGAAGCGGAATGCCGGGCGCCGCGAGCGCCACGCCGGGCGCGGCCAGAATCATGATCAGCAGGCATTTCATCTCCTTACTTTGCCGCATCGTGATTTGCGCGAGGTAGTGTGAAATTTCCCACATTTGTGCTTGACCATGTGGGAAATATCCCCCATACATTCTCCAACAGCCGGTGAGCCGCAAGCGCAGACCCGGCCCAAGTTGGAGACGCCCGATGCACAGCTACCCCGGCACCGAAGTCTACACCGGCCCGCGCCGCGATCCCGTTGCCGCGCTCGGCCTCGCGCACACTGTCCGCCGCAACGCTGCATGGCCGCAATCGCCCGCCAACCACGTTGGCCCGTTCCGCCTGAACACCGAGCGCGCGGTCGAGCTCGCCGCCATGTCGCCCGGCAACCGCGATTTGGCGCTGCAGGACGCGTTCAACCTCTACCTGATCGAGCGTGACCGGCTCGAGGCTGGCGCGCTGATCTGGCGCCGCTGTGCCTCGACGCTGATCGCCCGCCGCTGGGATACGGAAGGCGCTGCGTTCATGGCGGAAGCCCGCGCCGAGTTCGAGCGCGCGCTGGCTGATGTGCGGGAGGCGGCGTGATGGCTGACCTTCTCCAGCAGGCCCGCGACATCGCGGCGGATCAGTACATCCGTTTGGAAATGAAGCGCCCGACGTCGTTTGCAACACTTACCGATTGGGCTGCGCACATTCCGGCCTATGAGGCAATGCTTCGCAACGGCGCCTTGGACAACGATCGCGAAGTCCAGACCGCGCTCGCCGCTCTCCGGAGTGTCCAGTGATGGCCTCCCGCACCGGACAGCTCGCCCGCGCCGTCGAAACCGCGCGCCCCCATGAATTCCGCCGCCTGCGCTTCAAGGCGTGGAAGCCCGGCGCTGGCAGCGAAGCGCACCCGCTCGATTGCGGCGATGCGAGCAGCATCGATCAGGCGCTCGCCAACGCCGCGCGCGGCTGCGCCCACAAGGATGGCATCGCGCTTCTGCAGACGGACGCCATCACCGGCGACCAGCTGCTGGTCACCGCCGTCGTGCGGCAGAGCAAGCCGATCTGGCGCAAGTGCCCCGAAACGCTCGTCGCCAAGCAGTTCCGCGACCTCTTTGCCGACCGCCAAATGACCATGAAAGTGCGCGGCTTCGATCCGGTCGAGCCGTGGCGCTGGGAGCCCGGCGCTGACGTCGTTGGTCAGCGCAGCGGCGCTATCGAGGGGATTGCATCGTGATCGACACCTACAAGCGCCTGCACCGCCAGGAACAGGAAGCGCGCGTCGCCGCCGGCCTGGAGCCGAGCCGCATGGGTCCGATGATGGGCCTCGCGATCGGCATCGGTGCGACCATCGGCGGTCTTGCAGTCATCACCGGTGTGCTGGCCGTCATCGGGTGGGTGATGTCATGAGCAGCACCCGCGCGTCCTACATCCTCATTCACCAGAGCCGCGCCGGGACCGCGTTCCCGCCGGTTCGCGGAGTCCCCAGCATGGAGGAATGGGCACAGCTCCGCGCCGCCCGCCAGCCATGGTGGAAGCGCCTGTTCTCGCTCCCCCGCGCAGCCTCGCCGATGTCCCCCGGTGCGCGCCCGTCCCACATCGAAGCCGTCGAGGCCGGTTTCGATAACGGGGTCTCGTCCGATGCGGAATGAGGCCACTCCTTATGCGGATCAGGCCGTGCGTCCCGTCGCTGTCGCAGGCGCTGTCGACGTCACCCGGCCTGCAGAGGGCTACTACCGCTTTCGTCTCCGGTCCGGTTCGGTCTTTGGCGGCGTGCGCATCTGGTACGGCGCGCCGTTGGATCCGGTGACGGGTGAGGAGCTCGACCGTTCCTGGCGCTGGCAGGCGCTGTTCAACGGCGAGCCGATTGATCTTGATCGCGTCTGGCCGACCTGCGCCGGCGATCCGATCACAGAGGATGAGTACCAGACCTATCGCGCCCGACAACAGTGGGCTGCGCAGAACGCGCCGCGCAGCGCCTACGCCGACCCCCGCAAGCGGATCGACCCGCTCTCCACCAACGACCCCCAACTTTTCTAGCCGAGGAGCCATTTGCCATGGGCATCACTACCGCACGCAAGCTCGATGACGAGGCTCCCGCCCCGGCGCCGCGCGATCACAACAAGCCGCCGCTCGAAGAACTGATCCCGCTCGAATTCCGTGAGCAACTGACCGCGGAGCATCCCGATTTTCTGGTGCTGGTCGACAATCGCTGCGGCGCCGGTGACCGGAACAGCGAGGCCTATCAGACCGGCGAAGCTGACCGCGCGAAGTGCGTCGATCAGGACACCTACGAGCGCTGCGGCAAGCTGGCGAAGAAGCTGCGCGCGATGGAACAGCACGTCGAGGCGACCCACACCGTTGTGAAGGCCCCGTACTTGCAGGGCGGCCGCTTGGTCGATGCCGAGAAGAACGCCCTGCTTGGCCGGATCAAGGCGGCGCGCGACCGGGTGCAGGCTCACATGGACAGCTTCCTTGAGGCCGAGCGCGAAAAGCAGCGGCAGGCGGAGCGGGAGCGGCAGGCAGAACTGCAGCGGCAGGAAGAGGAACGCCGGAAGGCTGCCGAACTGCTGCGCGAGAACGGCATCAGCGCCGACGTTCTCCCCGAGGCGCCGCCGCCGCCCCCGCTCGCCGCGCCTGCACCGCTGGCCGGTCCGGTCCGTACCGACGGCGCAACGATCTCGTCCGGGATCGAATGGCGCTCGCAGGTCACCGACTACGCCAAGGCTTTCAGGAAGGTGAAGGACGACGCTGCAGTGCGCGAGGCAATCGACAAGGCGATCCAGCGGTTCGTGAAGGCCACCAAGGGCCAGGTCGCGATCCCCGGGGTGACCATCACCGACCACGCGCGCGCCAGCGTTCGCTGACCCGCGCCGACGTCCAACCACCGATCAAGTCAGGAAACCGCCATGCAGTACGTCAAGTGCAAGTTCCGCCCGTCCGACACCAAGACCTACACCTATCAGTGGGACGGCGAGCCGCTCCAGAAGGGCGACGTCGTCAAGGTCGCTGATAATCGCGACCCGACCGCATGGAAGCGTGTGTGGGTCGAAGAGGTCACCACCGACGCACCGCCCTTCGCCTGCAAGCCGATCCTCGGGATCTACAACCCCGACGCCGAGCCGCCCGCAGCGCCCGCACCGGTCCCGGCCGAGGACCTGATTAACGGCCCGGCCGATTTCTGAACCCTCTCATTTCAATCGGAGAAAATGAACATGAACGCCCGTTCCCAAGCGATCCAGCGCGCTGATGCGCAGGTCGAAGAAAGCCGCTTGCGCGCGGTTGCTGCGCGCGAAACGCAGCGGCCCAAGCCGATGAGCGCACTGGAATCGCTCGCCGCTCGCCTCGCGCTTGATCCCCAGAAGCTGCAGGACACCTTGGCGAAGACCGCTTTCGCCAGCTGCACCAGCTACGAAGAATTCATGGTCTGCGTGATGGTGGCGAATGAGTACGAGCTCAATCCGCTGACCAAGGAGATCTACGCGTTCCCGAAGCGCGGTGGCGGCGTTGTGCCCATGGTGGCCTACGATGGCTGGATCAAGATCATGAACCGGCACCCGCAGTTCGATGGCATCGAATACGAGCACATCGAGGACGAGACGGGCGAGATCAAGGCAGTCGAGGGGATCATCTACCGGAAGGACCGCACCCGTCCGACCAAGAAGATGGTCTACCTCGACGAGTTCAAGATGAACACCGATCCGTGGAAGCAGAAGCCGCGCCACATGCTCGATGTGCGCTGCACCTGCCAGGCGGTGCGCCTTGCATTCGGGATCACGGCGGGGATCGAAGGTGTCGACGATGCCGACGGCGAAGTGCGGCAGACCACCACCCTCGTCATGCCCACGTTTGCCGGTGCGCTTGATCAGGGCGCCAGCGCTCAGATCATCGACCAGCACAACCCTGACACCGGCGAAGTGCTGCCGCGCGACCCGCAGACCGGCATGACGCAGGTCGACGAGGAAACCGCCCGCGCGCTCGACGCAGGCGAGGGCCGCGAGGATCGCCAGTACGGCGACCAGCACGACGGCACCGCAGACAACGCCGCCGGTGAGGGCCCAACGCTCAGCCAGGCCCTCGAATACCTGCAGGCCGCGCCGACGATCATCGACCTGAACAAGCGCTTCGACGAGGTGAAGGGCTACTTCGTGGACGACGCCTACGCGGCGGTCAGCGACGAGCGCGACGCCCGCGCCAAGGCGCTGCGCGGCGGGAAGGCCTGATCGATGGCCAGCACCGCACTCACCACCGCCGACCGGATCGCCGCCATGATCAAGGAGCACTTCGGTGCTGACCTTCGCGACTTTCCGGAGCCGATGAAGGTCAACCTGATCGCCGATCTCAAGCTCGACAGCCTCGACCTCGTCGAGCTCATCATGGCCATCGAGGAAGAGTTTGGCATCGAGATCAGCGACGACGAGGCCAATCCGTTTGTCAGCGACAACGGCGTCACAGCACCGCACGCGCTGTCCGAGCTTGTCGAGATGATCGACAGCAAGCTGGCGAAGGCTTCCGCATGAGCGCCGGCGCCATCAAGCCGACACCGACGCTGGAAGCTCCGGCCGACTTGATGGCGGCTGCCCGCGCCAATTGCGCCGCCCGGCTCAGGGCGCGGGACAGCGCTGCCGAGGCCGATGCGTTCACGCGCGGCGAGCGGGATCAGTCCTGGGCCATGCGCCACGAGGTCGCCAAGCTGCGGGCGGAGCAGGGGAGGGCGGGCGCGTGAGCAAGCCCTTGGCCTGCCCCGACTGCAGCCGGTCGTTCCGGACACAGGACAGCCTCAACCAGCACGCGACGGACGCGCATGGCGCTGCGCCTGTCTACGGCCCCCTCGACTGCAAGGTCTGCGGTCGGCGCTGCAAGAGCGCGCTGAACCTGAACAAGCACATGGCCAGCCACAACATCGCAAGCCGCCCAGTGGGCCGCCGCCCGTCGCTTGCCGAAATCGACCCGATCTGCATCGAATGCGGCGGCGTCGGCAAGCTGGTGACCGGCGAGGCGATCTATCCGCACCGCCCGGACCTCTACCACAAGAGCTTCTACCGCTGCGCTTGCGGCGCCTATTGCGGCTGCCATCCGAACACCGTCGTGCCGCTTGGCTTTCCGTGTGGTCCCGAGACCCGCCGCGCGCGGAACGCTGCACACGCCAATTTCGATCCGATCTGGAAGTCGGGCCGGATGTCCCGCGCGTCGGCTTACAAGTGGCTGTCCGACAGCCTCAAGATTGCGCCGGGTGACTGTGTCACATCGGCATGATGACCGCCGCGCAGGCGTGGCGTGTCGTCGAGCTTTGCCGGGCGCGGGAGGCCGCGTGATGTGCCGTACCTCCCAAACCCCGGCCACCTGCCGCCCGAATGCGAAATCCTCGACGCCGACGGCCACGTCATCGGTTTCCGCGCGGTCCATGTCCGTCTCTTCAACGGGTGGGACAGCCGCAAGGCCGGGACCAGCCCTTGGCCCTCTCGCGACGGACGTCCTCCAACGAATTGGAGCATCCGCCGCCCGACTCCGCACCCGTTCGACATCAAGGAATTCGACCCGCAATGACTGACATTCTCGATGAAATCCCCGACGGCTATGCGCCGAGCCTCAAGGACGCGGAATGGTTCATCATCCTTTCGCGCGGTGCGTTCGGCTTCCGCTACGGGCCCTATGCCGCCGAGAAGGCGGGCGAAATCCTGAAGCAGTGCACCGACGAGGGCATCCCCTGCTACCTGACCGCCAATTGCGGGACCGAGTTCGATTGGGACATCGCGCGTGACTTCGCGCGCGGCAATCCCGGCGACTGGCGGCTCATGGGCAGCGCGCCGAAGGACGGCACAGAGGTCATGGGCGACTGCTCTGACGTCGAAACCCGCATGGTTTGGTGGGAAAAACTCGAATGCTGGCGCGAGTTACTCCCGGACGGGAGTAGCGTCGGCAAGCCTGTGCACCCCCAGCGCTGGCGCCCGCTGACGGCAGCGGAGCGCCGCCCTGCGACGCCGCACCCGGACCACAACCCTTCCGATGAGTGGTGCACTTGTCCCGATTGTGTGGGGTTCTGAGCATGAACATCAACCACACCTCCGCCGACGCCCTGATCGCCGACGCGATCTGGTGGTTCAAGGGCTTCCGCGCCGCGCAGTCGGCTGATGCCAGCGATCCGACCGACGATCTCGGCAACAGCCTGCGGCGCGTCCGCGAATGGCTCAATCGCCTGCCGCTGGGCGTGTCGCGCCTCCTCGGTACCAGCGAGCGCACATTCGCCTGCGTGATTACCGAGCATGAGCTCGAGGTCATCATCGAAGGACTGATCTGCCACACCAAGGAGGATCGCGACGCTGCGCTCGAAAAGGCGCGCGAGATCCACAAGCAGTTCATCACCGAGTGCAAGGAAGCGACAGCGCGCACCTACGCCGAGGTGCCGTTCTGATGAACGCGATCGCGCTCCCCCTGACCGTGGCCGACATCGTCGCCGAGTACGAGGCGAAGGATGCTGCCATCGCTGGGGAGATCAAGGCGCTGGACGAGGCCTTCACGCGGCTCGACATGGCCGCGACGGTGCAGGGCACCTACGTCGAGCGTGTGGCCCAGCGGCCTTACCTCCATGTCGATACCCTGCGCCGGAACCTGCTCAAGTCGGGCTGGCGCGCGGTCTACCAGCGCCTGCAGATCGATGCGATTGCCAGCGCGAAGGATCGCAAGCTCTTCGAACAGGCGCTGGCGAACCCGCCGCCGCTTACGGTCGAGACGGCCAAGGCCACCTTCGGCGATTACCTGATCCGCCCGCGCTTCCACATCCTGCGCGGATTGGCCGAAGCGTTCTGCGCGCTCGATCCGGCCTACAAGTCGCACAGCCGGGTGCGCATCGGCGTGAAGGGCCTGCCCAAGCGCGTGGTGCTGAACCACTGGGGCGGCTTCTCCAGCACCTATGGCCGCGAACGGTTCGAGGACATGGCCAACGCGCTCGCCGCCTATCGCCGCCAGCCGCCCGTCGAGTGGTGCGAAATGCTCGACATCGACGACCAGCACAAGGCGGGCAGCGATGCCGTGATGAATGGCCGCGTGCTGAAGCGGTATCGCAACGCCGGTCAGGAGGAAGAGTACCACGCCCCGAACCGTGGCCTCACCATCCGCAAGTTCGGCAATGGCAACGCCCATGTCTATTTCGATCGGGACGCGCTGCATGCCGTCAACCGCGCGCTGGCCGAGTTCTACGGCGAAGTGCTGCCCGATGCCGAGCCGGAAGGCGTCAAGCCCAGCAAGGGCACGGCGGTAGCGAAGGACCTGCAGTTCTACTGGTCGCCGCCCGAAGTGATCGAGCGCGCGCTGGCTTTCGCGGGTATCCCTGATCTGCGCCGGTGGCGGCACAATCAGCCAGCGCCGATGAAGGTACTTGAGCCCAGCTGCGGCGATGGCCGTATTCTCGATCTGATCCGCGCCTACGGCCACAAGGGCCTTGGCATCGAGTACCACTCAGGCCGCGCGGGCGAGGCGAAGGCCAAGGGCCACAGCGTGCTCTGGGACAACTTCCTCGATTGCGAGCCGATGCCGTTCGAGGCGGTCGTGATGACCCCGCCGTTCTATGGCCGGCACTACCTGCACCACGTCCGCCACGCCCTGCGCTTCGTCCAGCCGGGCGGCGTCCTCGTGGCCATCCTCCCCGCCACCGCGCGCTACGATCACGGCGAGCTTCAGGGCGAATGGGAAGACCTGCCTGTCGCCAGCTTTGCCGAGGCCGGCACCAACGTCCCCACCACCATGCTCAAGATCAGGAAGCCCGCATGACCACTATCACCGAACAGCAGCGCAAGATTCCGCTGGCCGCCATCAAGCCGGGCGCCAACCCGCGCCGCTATTTCAATCCCGAACGTCACGCCGAACTGGTCGCCTCGATCCGCCGCAATGGTGTGCTTCAGCCGATCCTTGTCCGCCCAAATGAAGGGGCCGATGCGTTCAGCGGAGAGTCGTTCGAACTGGTCGCCGGCGGCCGCCGCTTCCGCGCGGCGGAGGAAGCCTTCGGCGCCGATGGGCTGATCCCCGCGATCATCCGCACCATGACCGATCAGGAAGCGCTCGAGGCGGCGATCGACGAGAATGACGTCCGCGAGGACGCCTCGGAAACCGAACAGGCCGATGCCGCGCTGCGTATCCTCGCCGCGTGCCAGGACGATCGCGCCGAGGCGGCGCGGCGTCTGGGCTGGTCGACCTTCAAGCTTGACCGCCGCCTCGCTCTTGCCGGTCTGTCCGATGCGGTGAAGTCCGCGCTGGACGAACGCCGGATCAAGGTCGGCCATGCCGAGCTGCTCGCCGCCGTGCCGGCCGATAAGCAGAACACGGCACTGCAGACGATCCTCACCTCTGGCATCGATGTCGCGAAAACGCGTGAGCTGCTCCAGCGCGTGACGCAGAACCTCGCCGCGGCGACCTTTGACAAGACCGAATGCGCCGGCTGCGGCTACAACTCCGCCCGCCAGCGCGCGCTGTTCGAGACGCATGTCGATGATGGGCACTGCACCAACGGCGCCTGTTTTGCGCTGAAGGTCGAAGCGGCGGAGAAGGACCGCGCGGCGGCAGAGCCAGTGATTGAACAAGACCCCGGGGATGCTGGGGGCGAAACGGGTTCGGCGGCTGTGTCGGGCGCTGTCAGCTCCAGCATGCCGGATAGTCCGCCTGCTCCACAGCCGGAGCAGGCGGGCGCCCCTGCCGCGCCCGCAAAGCCCGCTGCACCAGCCGCACCCGCCAAGCTCAAGGTCACCGCCGAAGGCCTCCGCACCAAGCTGAAGCCGACGCGCGAACAGGCTTGGCGCAAGGCCGTGGCCGCCGCGATCGCCGAGAGCGCCGATCACGTCCGGATCGCCGATTTTGCCGCAGAGTGTGTGGCCAGCGGCCTGCATGTCAGCTTCGATCAGGTCAGCGATTTGGCGCGCGATCTCGACGTTGATCTTCGCACCACATGGCGCGTCGACGGCGATTTCCTGCACCCGCTCGGCAAGGACGAGCTCAAGTTCATTGCCGAGGAATGCGGCCTGATTGCGCACTTGGGCACGAAGCGGTTCGCGAATGTGCTGGCGGGCAAGACGCACGAGATCATTGCCAGCATGCTCCACGCCACCGGCTTCGATTGGGCCGGGCGCATCCCCAGCTGCATGTCGCTCGATGGCAAGTACGGCGCGCCGCCAGCCGCCGAAGAAGGCGGCGAGGCATGACGAGCAACTATCTCGCCATCGCGCATGAGGCCCGGAAGCTCTCGCTCAAAGGCAAAAGCAACCCGGAAATCAAGGTCGCTCTGAAGTTCAGCTACAGCACCGATGTCGTTCGTGCGGTTGAATGCGCTCGCCTCGACGCTGGGTTTGATGAGCCGCGCTTATCCGACGATGAAACTGCTCTCATTCTGGCTGTAGCAAGGGCCGAGCGCAGCGCTGTCGCTAAGGGTGACGCGCGCGCACCTCAGCTGAAGTACTGCGCGGGTGGCTATTTTTGGCCACGGTCGCGTTCTGCGTATTTGGCCTACAAACGCCTTGGCTCTCACCGAAAGGGCGAAGACCTTCACCGCCCCGGGACCGGCCTTGGCCTGCTCCATCCTTATTCCGGCTACGTCCGCCTGACCCGCGCCGGGTGGGCTTTGGTCCACGCGATCGAAGCAAAGGGAGACGCAGCATGATCTGGCTGCTCATCCTCGCGTTCTGGTTCGGCGGCGCGGTCGCGACTGGCCCGCTTACCTACAAGGTCTGGGGCCAGGACTGCGACAACAAGCCGTGGCTGGTCGCCGCGATCGCCGGCGCGATCTGGCCTGCCCTCATTGGCGAAATCGTCATCGGCCTGATTTGGCCCGCCGCAACCTCCGCACCTTCCGAAGAGGACCCGTCCTGATGCTCATCACCAACCTGTTGCCGCTGCTCGCCCGCTATTCGCTCGGCTTCGATCTCGTCGCCGGGGCTGATGATGTCGTCACGCTCACCGTGATCCCGCGCAAGACCGAAGGCGCCAAGCAGGCGCTGGAACCCGGCGAGGCGCGCCCGATTTCGATCACCGGCACAGCGGCCGAGATCGACGAGCAGCTCGCGCTCGGCGCCGAGGGTGCCCTTGGCCAGATCTTCATCGCGCGCCGCGAACTGGCGGACCAGCTCGCCGAACAGCGCAAGGTCGCTGAGGAAGCCAAAGCCGCCGCAGCCAGCAAGGCCAAGCCCGCCGCGAAGGCAGCACCGGCGCCAACCCCGGCCAAGGCCGCACCGGCGCCCACGCCCGCGCCAGCCGCCCCGGCGGCAGACGAGCCGCTCTCTCTCTACTGATCGTCAGGAGCCACCGATGGAAGTCACCACACTCACCCGCGTCTACCGCTACGACGGCATCGACCTGCCGGTTCCGCCGCATCTCGCCGGCGATGCCGCCGCGCTGCGCGCCTATCACGCCACGCTCTACCCCGCGATCCTGAATGCCGAGGCGGTCGACCTCGGCGTGACCAATGGCGCGCTGGTGACTGAGTACCGCCGCGCCGTCGGCACCAAGGGCCGATGACCGGCGTCCCCCCGCCGCCCCGCAAAACCCTTCTGGAATGGATCGAAACCGATGATGGCGACACGTCCGGCGATGCCCGCCCCGTCTGCAGCGCTTCGCAGCAGGCCCTCCATGCGAACCTCGCCGGCGCGCCAGAAGGCAGCGGGCACGAACCCCTCACGCCGCCAGCCGGGCTGTTCCTCGCGCCGCTTGGGTGATCTGGCGGGCAGGGCGGTTGCGCTGTCGCCGGCGGTGCCTGCCGGGTTCGATGCGCCGCTCAGCCATCATCACAAGATCATCGGCCGTTGGGTGGCACAACAGGCCCCCACCGATCAGCTGTTTGGCCTGAGCGAGGCGCGCCGCTTCATCGAACAGCGCTTTCGGCAGGCCGTGCTCGATATCATCGGCGTCAACACCTTGGCCGATCTGCGCGTCTTCGTCCTTGCTGGCGATGGAGCCGGCCAGCCGCCCGCGCTCGCGATCATCTGCGACAGCGTCGGCCAGATCGACATGGGCTGGATCGAGCTCACCAATGTGCTGGCGAACACGCTCAAGGGCAGCGTTGCCCCGGTGGGCTGGCGCGCCGCCGCCTACGGGGCCTTGCACGATCTCGCCGCCGTCCTGCCGCTGTTCGGCTTCCATGAGATGATGGAAGAGCTGTCCGGCTACTACTGGGATGGCGAGACCGACGACGAAGGCGCTCGCCATGCGCTGGTGACGTTTCACGGCCAGGATCCGGATGACCTCACCCTGCCTTCGCACATCGAGGCGCGCCGCCCGGATTACATGCTGCCGGAGAATGCGGACCCGCTGAAGAAGCTGCCGCCCGCGCTCCGCAGCGCGATCAAGCGCGTGACAGCAGCCGCCGATGCGGTCCGCGCGGTCAAGGAACCGGGCAACGCCTGGCGGTTCGATGGTTACGAGATCCTTGGCTACATGCCTGAGTACGAAGACGCGGCGACGCTCCCAGCGCTCACGCTCGTGCCCTTCGATGTCTACGCGCAGGAGCTGGACGAAATCGCCCAGCACGGCATGGAATACGGGTTTCACAATGTCGCCGGCATCTGCCAGCTGACCGATGCCGCCACGCTTGATCAGTGGTTCGCATCGCTCCGCCTCGGCGCCGAACTGATCGCGGCCGCGCAAGAACTGATCGACCTCGATGTCTCGAAGGTGCGGCCATGAGCGGCGTCGCCGAACTGCGCTCGGCCAGCAACAAGGTCGAGTTCGAGAGCGCCGGCGGCGGTCTCACGCTGACCAATGCGATCCTGCTCTATGGCCCGGAAGGGGCAGGGCGCCCGATGACCGGCGCCGCCTTCGCCAGCCTGCACGGCATCGAGGAGCAGGACGGCAAGCCGGTGATCGCCGCCGGCGCCCCGCTCACCCGCGCGCATGTGCGCAAGTGGGCCTCGCTCCTCGGCAGCGCCGCACCGCCGGAAATCCTGCCCGAAAACGTGCTGGTCTCGCACCCTGACATGCTGGCTTGGTGGATCCCCGAACGCGTCCGCATGGCGCACTTCGCGATCAGCCGCCCGACCGCTGACCTGAAGGTGCTCGACCAGCGCACCACCGTCGCGGTGCCTTATCCGGCGCACCTGCTGATCGCCACGCGCCGCAGCCTCGGCGTCTTCGCGCTTGCGGTGAACAAGCGGCCCACCGCCGAAACCGTGGCCTATCACTCGCCGGTCCTGAACGTGTTTATCAACGGCTCGCTCTGCTGGGGCAACATCGCCAAGCCCAAGGCGCTCGGCATCGCAGCGATGGCGCAATTCGAAGCGGCGGTGTTCGACTCCTGGTCGACGCATCCCAACGCCGGGCAGGATCAGGCGATCACGGGGAAGGGCGGTCTGGTCCGCCTCTGGGACGATCTCGCCGCGCGCAAGGCCAGGACGTTCCCGGTTCGCCGCCTGAAGCCGTTCATGACGACAGTGCGCGGCAAGGCGAAGGGCCAGCCGCTGACGGTGGGCCAGCTGATCGCAGGAGGCGCATGATGCTGGAAACCCGAGAACCCGACGCCCTCCACGAACGCCTCCGCAAGGCGGTGGAGAAGAAGCAATCGTCCTACCTCTGGATCCCGGAGCATTCGATCACTTTCACGCCGCGCTTGCTGCCGGTGATCTGCGGCGATGGCCGCGCGCTGTTCACTTTGACGACGAACAATCAGCGGCCGGCATACTGGATCATCCGGGGCTGCAGCACATGGGGCTGTGGTTACGATCGCGAGGATTCGTCAGGGCCCGACTTTGCCGAGCTCAGCGATGATCTGATGTCGGAACTTGAGGACCACTTCGGGCGCGGTCGTTGCGGTTACTCCGGCAACAGCCTGTTCTATCCGCGCCGGGAACGCATCCAGTGGTGCCAGTGCGAGGAATGCGACGAGAAGCGCTGGAAAGCGCGGTGGCCGATGGTCGACGACGATGGCGGTTGCTTGTGGAGCCGCATGGACTGGCCGGAAGGGTTCCCAACCGTTCGGCACTGGCTGAGTTGGCGAGGCAACCTCTTGGACAATCAGCCGCGCTGGCCTGCTGATGTCGCGGTCCCGCTACGCGCGCTTGATGCGCAGGTGGCAGCATGATGCTCGCCGCCGATCCGACCGCCGCCGCCGTGCTCGAAACGTTCCCTTGCTATCCGGTGCCACCGGCAGGCCGCGCGCCCGCCATCGATGCGCTGCGCGAGGTCCGCGCCGGGCAGGGCTTCATCGTCGGCCGTGACGGCATGATGCTGATCCTGCGCCGGGCGTGGCTCGCGCTCGATTACCGCGTGACCGACGGGCCGGAGTGCTATGCGCCCTATGGATCAGTGGGCCCGGATGCGCTGAGCTTCCGGTGCGGCAACATCCCCGCCGTGCTGTTCACCCAGGTGCTTGAGCACTTTGCGGCGGCGATGCCCAATGAGGCGGCAGCCTTTATCCTCTGGCACGAACAGACGCGGACATTCCGCCTTGAGTTCCCGGAGATCGACGCCGCGACGCCCAGCCGCCTTGTCTACCGCCCGCCTATCCTGGCCGAAGGCTGGCATCTGGTTTGCGACATCCACAGCCACGGTGCGGGCCCGGCGTTCTTCAGCGCGACCGACGATGCCGACGACGCCTACAGCACCAAGATCGCGATCGTGGTCGGAAATTTCGCCACACCTGACAATCTGACCGTCAAGGCGCGCCTGTGCGCCGGGGGCATGTTCCTGACGCTGCCCGGCCTGCCGTTTGAGGAGGCCAGCGATGCAGCCTGAGAACCGTCATTACCTGCCCGCCAAGATGCAGGACCGCGCGCTGAGGGTGCTGCTCATCGGCTGCGGCGGTAACGGCGCGCAGATGCTCATGGGGCTGGCGTCGCTCGATACCGCCCTGCGCGAGATCTCGTCACGCTCGCTTGATGTGACGGTGGTCGACGACGACACCGTCAGCGAGGCGAACCTCGGCCGCCAGCCGTTCTATCGCTGCGACCTCGGCAATTCCAAGGCGCGCACGCTGGTCGAGCGGATCAACATCGCGCACGGGCTGAACTGGCGCGCCGTGCATGGCCGTGCACCCGAGGCCATAGGCGTCGGCGGGCATGATCTGGTGATCACCTGCGTTGATACCGCCACCGCCCGGCGCGCGATCGGCGCGGCGATGCAGCCGGACCCGCAGGATTACAATCACAATCCGCCCGCCTACTGGCTCGATCTCGGCAACCGCTCCACCGATGGCCAGCTCCTGATCGGCCAGCCGGCGCGCAAGTACGACAAGGAAGGCCTCGTCCGCCTGCCCACCGTGCTGGAATACTTCCCCGAGCTCGCGGACGAGACCGTCGTCGAGGACGATGCGCCCAGCTGCTCGGTCGCCGAAGCGCTGGAGCGCCAGAGCCTCTTCATCAACCGCGTCGTCGCCAGCCACGCCCTGGCACTGCTGTTCGAACTGCTCGGCCGCGGTTCGATCGGCCACGCCGGCGCCTTCATTAATCTCGCCAGCGGGCAGGCCGTGCCGATCCCGCTGCCCCCAATCTCGAACCCCACCGCGCAGGAGGCGCAAGCAGCATGAGTAACGTCGATCATCCGGCCCATTACGGCGGCGCAGACAACCCATACGAAGCCATCAAGGTGATCGAGGCATGGGGATTGGGCTTCAATCTGGGCAATGCCGCGAAGTACATCGCGCGATCTGACCGCAAAGGCGCGCCGATCGAGGATCTGGAAAAGGCACGCTGGTACCTCGACCGTGAGATCGAGAACAGGAGGTCGGCCAATGGACCGCGTTGATGTTCTCGATCACGGCTATGTGCGTCTCGTCGACCACATGGGTTCCGACCTGTCAATCGTACGCGCTGCCCGTGTCAGCTACGACGCCGCGTGGCGGGCCGGGGAAGACGATGGAAGCGACGCTCGTTTGATCCGATACTTGTGGCGGAACGCGCACACGACGCCGTTTGAGGCGGTGACGTTCACCTTCGAGGTTCACGCGCCGATCTTCGTATTTCGCCAATGGCATCGTCATCGGACGTGGAGTTTCAACGAACTCAGCGCGCGCTACCGCGAGTTGCCGGAGGAGTTCTACATTCCCGATCCGGGCCTGATCGGCGTGCAATCGACGTCGAGCAAGCAGGCGCGAGATATTGAGTCCAACGAGTTCCTGGCAAGCAGCCGCAAAATCGAGGTCGCTTTGCTCGATGCCGCGTGCCGTACCGCCTTCGAGACGTATCGACAGCTTCTCGAGTATGGCTGGCCGCGCGAACTCGCTCGATCGGTGCTGCCGGTGTCGACCTACTCGACCATGTTCGCGACTGTCGACCTGCTCAACCTGCTCAAGTTCCTGACGCTGCGCACTCACGAGCACGCCCAGCACGAGATCCGCGTCTATGCCGAGGCAATGCGCGAGCTGGCGCGCGGCGTTGCCCCGATAGCACTTTCTGCTTGGGAGAACGCCCGTGCCTGAAGCCACCCCCATCACCGCTATGGACCTGCCCGCTGGCGACTACGCCATCGTCGAGGTGCTCGGCCACCGCACACTGATTGGCCGGGTCGCCGAGATCGAGCGCTTCGGCACGAAGATGCTGCAGATCGAGCCGTTGTTCGGCGATGTCATGCTGGCCCCGGTGCTGGTGGGCGGCGGGAGCCTCTACCAGTTCACCCCCTGCTCTGCAGAGACGGCCTACGCGCGGCGGCCGACACGAACCTATCAGTTGCCGGGCAGCGTTGCTGCGACGATCCCGCCGCTGGCGCTTCCCAACAACAACGAACTGCCGTCGTTCCTGGTCGATACTGACTCCGATGAGGCGACGGGATGTTCTGACGACGCGCTACCGGGCACGGCTGACGACTGGCGTGGAACGGAAGTGCATCCCGACGGGTGCACGTGCCCAGATTGTGTGGGGTACTGACCATGACCGCCAGCAAGATCGAATGGACCGACCGGTCCGATTGGAACCCGATCCGGGGCTGCACTCGCATCTCGCCCGGTTGCGGCGGCCCCGGTGATCACGGCGGCTGCTATGCCGAGGCGATGGCCGCGCGGTTCTCCGATCCCGGCCAGTGGGGCCACGGCTTTGCCGAGCGCACCGCCAAGGGCGGGCGCTGGACCGGCGAGGTGGCGATCCAGTGTGACCGCATCGACCTGCCACTGCGCTGGCGCATACCGGCCAAGATTTTCGCAAGCAGCACCAGCGATTTCTTCCACGCCGCCTTGGAGATGGGCGACGTGGCGCAGTTGTTCGGCGTGATGATCGCGGCCCATCACCTGCGCGGCCATATCTTTCAGGTGCTGACCAAGCGGTCGGACATCATGCTGGCATGGCTGAATGAGCCCGAGTTCTGGGAAATTGCCAACGCGTCAGCAGAGGCGCACGTCATGGAGCGCGTCGATCCGCTCGATCGGCGCAGCGACGACGCCCGCGCCACGCTGGACGACTACGGCCCGAACAACCCGCCGCCCGGTATCTGGCTCGGCGTCAGCGTCGAGGATCAGCAGCGTGCGGATGAGCGGCGCGAGGACCTGCGCAACACCCCGGCATCGGTGAAGTTCGTCAGCTATGAGCCTGCGCTGGGTCCGGTCGACTGGGTAGGGTGGGGGTTCGTCGACCAGATCATCGGTGGTGGCGAAAGCGGCCCGAAGGCGCGGCCTGCGCACCCCAACTGGTTCCGCTACACCCGCGATTGGTGCGCATGGAACCGCGTCGAATACTTCCACAAGCAGAACGGCGAGTGGCTGCCGACCAGTAGCGTCGACATCTATTGCCACGGCCCGGAGCGCAACCAGAGGCAATATCCGAACGCCGAAGGACTATCGATGCTGGCGGATGGTCGCATCTGTTGTCGCGACTTTTCTGTGAAGGAACATGCACGACGGATTGCCGCGGGAGAAGCATGCAACAGTCGAGCGGTCGACGTAGACAAAGCCGCTCTGGACGATTTCTGGGCCACCCTCGATGGTCCGGGACCAGTCAATCCGCTTGGATATCAATGGCTCTATCGCGTCGGCAAGAAGGCCGCAGGCCGCCTTCTCGACGGCGTAGAGCACAACGGAATGCCCGCATGACCTGCGAGCGCGTCATCCTCCCCGGCGGCGGCGCGGCGATCGTCTGCACCACCAGCAAGCGCAAGCGCTGCGCCTGCGGCAAGCGCGCCACGCTCGAGTGCGATTGGAAGGTGCCCAGCCGCCGCAGCGGCACCTGTGACGCGCCGATCTGCGCAAGCTGCACCACATCGCCCGCACCCGAGAAAGACCTCTGCCCGGCCCACGCGGCCGCATACGAACAATGGAAGGAACAGCGCCGTGGCTGAATACGCATCCGATCAGGCGATGGACGACATCGAGGCCCTGCTCACCCTCGCCAACCGCTCCGGCGAATGGAACGCCAATCACGAGCCGATGCTCGACCGCTGGCGCGCAGCGCGCGGCGAGGCGGGCCTCACGCCGTGGCGCTGGTGGGCGAAGGCAGCTGACGATGAAGAATACGCCAACGAGCTCGCGACGCGCGAGGAAGCCATCGCTTGGGCGCGGCGGGAGTACCGGGGAGAGGCGATCACCATCGTGGAAGCGCGGTGCTTTGCCGACGAAATCACCGGGGACGAGATCTGCGAGTTCGCCGAGATGCGGAACCTGGAGCATTTTCCGCCGGAGGATGTGCTGTGAGCCATCTTGCTTCAGCCAACGCTGCGGCTGCCAGCCAGCACACCCGGCTGATCGTCGGCCCCACCATCCTGATGGGCGACGGGCTCTACTTCGATTTCGCGGAACCCAACGCGACCGGTATGACCGTCGAAGACTACGCATGGGGCTTGGTCAGCAACAATCGTTTCCGGGGTCAGACGCGACTGCGGAACAGCGATGGCACGAGCGGACCGCGCTGCCTCTACAACGTCTGCCAGCACGTTGTTTTGCTGGCCGACCAGATGTGGCGCGACGGCCATCCCCTAGAGGCCGTTTATCAGGGCCTGATGCACGAGAGCGATGAAGTGCCTTGGCCTGATTTCGCGGGCCCGGCTAAGCCCCTGATGCATCCGGAGACGCGCGCTCTGGTGAAGCGCAGCGGCGATGCGATTGACCAATGGTTCTGTGTCGGAACCGAGTTCAAGGATCTGGTCAAGCAATACGATATCCGGATGCTTGCGACGGAGAAGCGCGACCTGATGCCGCATGCGGCTGAGAAGTGGTGCTCCATGTCGGGTTATGAGCCTTTCCCCTTCGAGATCACGCCTTGGGATGCCGATTATTCGGTTGAGCGCTTCCTTGCGCTTTACGAGGCGGTCGGAGGGCCGAAGCTGTGATCACCAAAAGCGTACGCCCGATCCGCGTCCAGCTTTCCCGCAAGAAGGGCTGGAGGATGCCGCCGAACACGGTGAGCGTTGCGCGGCCTACCAAGTGGGGCGATCCGCACGACTGGCGCGACTGGCGGGAGCAGTGGCCGTTCGCCTTAGCTCACCCCTACGGATGCGAGATCGACCGCGATACTTGGTGCCGGAACATGGCAGTTGATGCTTTTGAGCAGGACATTCGCGACGGCGAGATCGTACTGCCGTTCGAAGAACTGCGCGGCAAGAATTTGGCCTGCTGGTGCAAGCTGGGCGGCCACAAGTCCTGTCATGCTGACATTCTGCTTGAATTGGCAAACCCGCATACCGCTGTGCACCACGGCAACGTCGACGAGGTGGCGGCATGACGAGCTACACCACCTGCATCAACTGCGCCGCCGACAAGCAGGCCTGCGAACGCCGGAACGCGGTTCGCGCTGCCATCAAGGGCGCACACATCACGTCGGTCAAGTTCCGGTGCACCGACCGGCAGTCAATGTTTCACCCCGGCCAGCGCGTGGGGATCACATGGACGGCGGGCAACGGCGACTATGAGCTCGACGAAACGTGGCCCGGCACCGTGATCAGGGAAAGCGGCACGCGCTTCCTGATCGCCATCGATGATGTGCCGAGCGACGAAGGAACCCCGGCGCGCAGCTACATCCGCAACGAGCGTCTGTTCGTGAAGGTGTCGCCATCGCGGCTGCAACTCCTGGACGAGCCGGATCGGCGCATCTGCAAGTTCTGCGAACGCGCTCCCGCTACAGGCGATGCGTGCATTGATCGCGACACTGACATTTGGTCGTTCAACAGCGGGTTTCCGCTTGGGTGCATGTTGAAGGAGGCTGCCGATGCGTAAGCCTCTCTCCATCCCCTGCATCATCGACGGCTGCCGTCGCTCCATCGGCCACGCAGCGGCGCTCAAGCGCTGGGGCTACGTGCCCAGCGAGTACATCTGTCAGGCGCACTGGTCGCGCTTGCCCAAGAGGCAGCGGCAGGTCTGGGCGCGCCACCAGAGACTCGAGCGCAAGTTCGGCGTCGCGCCGAAACCGGAGGCTTCGCGCCGGGTGTGGAGCGCGCTTTGCAGGAGGGCCGGGCTATGACCGAGCGCTTCATCGCCTGCGGCAAGGAAGTCCTGCGCGACGGCGAGCACTTCGCCGACATGCGCTCGCCCGGCGCGGCGACTGCTGCGGCGCTGCTGTTCAACCGCGGCGTCCTGATCTGCCAGAACGTGGACGAGGCCGAATTTGCGCTGGTGCGTGAGGAGTTGTGGGGATGAGCTTTGCCGAGAACACCACCGTCGCGGTCGAGCGGTCGATCTCCGAAATCGTCACCCTCGTGAAGCGCGCCGGGGCCAGCCAGATCGGCCAGATGGACGAAGAGGCCTTCTACGCGATCCAGTTCACGCTGGGTGACCGCATGATCCGCTTCCGGCTGCCGTGGCCGAAGCTGGACAGCGTGCCGACACACAACGGGCGCAATCAGGCGCTGACCCGGCAGCAGCGCCTGGACAAGCTCGAGCAGGTCAAGCGGTCGAAGGCGCGCGCGCTGTTGCTGGTGATCAAGGCCAAGCTCGAAAGCGTCGAGAGCGGCATAGAGACGCTGGAACAGGCGTTCCTTGCCAACGTCGTCCTGCATGGCGGTCAAACGGTCTATGACCGCATCGCAGAGCCGATTGCGCTTGAGTATCAGACGGGCAGGCCGACCGTCGCTGGATTGCTGGCGGGGCCAAGCGCATGAGCACGCCCCAGGATCTGGTCAACCTAGACCGCAAGGTAAGCCGCGCCCTCAGTGCGGGCCGGGGCATCAAGCTTTCGGCTGAGGAGTTGGAACTTCTCGCCGGGCTCGGCATGATCGAACAGCTCGCCGATTCGAAGGCGAAGGCATTGAAGGAACAGGCGCGGTGTCGGCAGTTAAGGGTGGTGTCTACCAGCGAGGGCCATTCTGGCTCGACTACGTCCGGGGCGCCGACGGCCAGCCCGCCAGCGATCGCTGGTACATCTGGTGGTACGACGCCGACGCAGGGCGCCAGCAACGGCGAAGCACGCGCACGTCAGATGTTCGGGTAGCTTGCGACAAGCTCGACGCGCATTACCTCGCCACACATCGGCCGACGCCAGCCGATCAGGCGGTCTACAGCGTTCACGATGCGCTGACCGACTACTACATCGAGCACGGCCAGAACCTGCCCAGCGCGGAACCGATCCGAGCCCGGTTCAAGCTGCTGACCCGGTTCCTCGAAATCGAGCGCGCCGCCGGGCGCGTACTGTCTCCCCTGCTGCCCGACCATGTCGACGACCAGCTGCTCGAGCGGTTCCGTGCTTGGGGAATTGCCGATCCCATCGTTGCCCGACGGAAGGACGCCGATGGCAACTGGGTAGACGGCAAGTCCCGCGCGCGCAGCGCTTCAACGGTCGAGGAATCGGTGATCCAGCTGAAGGCCGCGCTCAATCATGCCTTCAAGGCGCGCCGTGTTCGCTACGTGCCGCCGCTGCGCCACAAGACGCGCGACCAGGTGACGCCGGAGCGGTCCTATCGCCTCAGCCTCAATACGCTGAGCGAGCTGCTTGACTACAGCCTGCGCGGGGCAGGGAACTATGCCGGGCACAGCGATCGTCTTGTGCCGCTGCGGCGCTACCTGATCGGCGCGATCTGCACGCTCGGACGGCCGGACGCGGTGCTGGACATGAACGTCCTGCCCACGCGCGGCCAGTGGATGCCAGCCGAAGGCCTGTTTGCGCTGAACCCGGCGGATCGGCCGCAGACGCCCAAGCGCCGGCCCGTCATGCCGGTCGTGCCGCTCCTGCGCTCATGGCTCGAATCGACCGACGAGTGGTTCGTCTGCACTGAGCGCACACGCTTTGATGCCAAGCAGAAAATCGACGTCGTCGAGCAGCATGGCGTGTCCGGCATTCGCAGTGCCTGGGATGGGGCCTGCGAGCGGTTCAAGATCCCGGCAGGTTGGGGGCCGAAGCTGATCCGCCATTCGATGGCGACGATTCTTGCCAACCGCGGCGTCGATTTGATCCAGCTGGAGATCGCGCTCGGCCATCGCGTGCTCAGCAAGACATCTGGCAAGTATGCCATCTTCGGGCCGGACTATCTGAGCAGCGTCAAGGCCGGGATCGAGGACGTGATTGCGGACCTGACAAAGGCCGCAGGACCGGCACTTCACGCAAAAGTCACCCAAAAAACGGCGGACGTCGCTGTGCTGCGGGCATGA